TGCGCCTCGGCAGTAGTGCTTCGCCGTAAATGGTCCCATGCTGCAAGCTCCGAAATGTGTATAAATGAGGGGTCGCCGCCCCGGTTAGCCTCTGTTGATCCTTGTGTGATGCTGCGAAACTTTGAACCCCAGGTCACGCCCTCAACATCAGATGACCACTCAAGCGTGTTCCCCCGGCTTTTTGGCAATGAATGTGGAAACATTCGCGCAAACTGTGGGTCTAAGTTATTCTTAAAGTTACGCGCAATGCCTGCAATCTCCCTGGTGGCCTGGTCTAGCTGGGCTATTACCAGCGCAAACAGGTTTGGATTGAAGGTACACAGCCAGTAACCAATTGCCTCGATAGCTGTAGACATGCCGAGACGACGACATTTGTTAATAATCACCCGTACTGGCTTCTTATGTTCTATGCAGTGCAGCACCCAATCAATAACAGCGCGCTGCTCCCGGTTGGGCTCAAACGGCAACATCTGTATTCCGCTGTCAGTTTTGACGCGAATCTTCAGGCAACGCTTAAAAAACAGATAGGGGTCTTTGCTAAGGGCCAGCCATATGTCGCCACGACGGCTCATGCAGTGGCAGGGGTTGCCGTTTTCGCTTTTTTGCGACTAACTTTTTTCTTTGCAGCCTTTTGCTCACGAGCAATCTCAGCGTCATCGATTGCATTTACAGTCGCAACCACTGAGTTACGAATACCACTCATGCGTGCTGTAGTGCGAGATGGGGGTATCGCTCTCAAAAAAGTGCGGATACGATTAGTATGCATAGCAATCAGCATCATCGCAGACGGTGTTGTGCCTATTGCTTTGGCAATCCTTTCAAGACGACAGTAGACATGCCAGCTCATATCGTGGCTATATAGACCGTTTCCGTTGCTAAGAGTTACCGAATCCTGACGTTCTGCCTTTGAAAGGCTGTAAGCGTCACTGGGGATTTGCGGCTCCCACCAGGAAATAAGCAACTCACCAACAAAATCCATGATAGCACGGCTATCTTTTAGCCCAGTTGCTCGCATTAAGTTGTTCAGCTCTCGCTGCAAAGCCGAATCAAGGGCAATGGGCCACGGTGAGCCACCCTCTGTCGTCTTGGGCGGCGATGGCCGGGCTGCAGTGAAAGGGAGATGTGTAGTGTGTTCAGCTGGTTTTGGCATATCCCGACTGTATATACCCTAAAAAAAATGTCCAGCGAATCACAAAAGTTTAGGATATTTTGACTTTTTCTTCTTCTTGCGAACTACCGCAGCAACAATTCCCTTGGGGTGCTCCAAAGAAACGGCGCTTTTTGGCAGGATAAGACGTAATCGAGCCGCAGCCATATTAGACATTCCCTCAAGGAAGTCTTCTGCTTGGTCTCCACCATGCCGTAGCTGGTGAATAAACTCGCTGACAGTGACTCCATAGCCTGGTATTTCGGCGTCTGGCTGAAATTTGCTGCGTAAAATGCGATCAGCCATTTGGTTGCGTGTGCGGTCCATGCGTCATATTACGCCGTGTAAGTCATAAAACACAGAAAAGAGGCTGATAATGAGTGAATGTGCAAATTGCAAGGCAATGGTAAAGAGGCTGCAGGACATGGAGCGCATGCAAGACGGCGAGCAAGAGCGTATGACATGCCTGATAGAGGACTTTCAGAGCGCCACATACACCACAAGTTGCAACTTTCTGGACGTACACACCGATATGGGGTGGGTATTTCGTTGGTTGTGGGTGGTGACCGGACTTTCAGTCCTCGGGTTGTTCCTCTGAATCGAACATCTCCACTAGGCATTCCAGCAATCGCTCGGCATATTCTGCCCCTACCATAAATTCTCCCCTGCCAAGATTTAGGGCAACCCAGTCACCGCCTGCCCGTCTGGCAGATACCGCGTCAAACCCCATTTCTTTGCTGCGACAAAAACGGTCACGGCGCGTTCTAGGACGTTTTGGCCCCCAGGCGGTGTTTGACACCATAATACGCTTCCCATTCCGAGGCCCAGCTCGCTCCATGCCGTGCTCAGTAAACCCACAATCTTTGCAGGTTCGGGGGAAGTCCCCCCATTTTCGGTCAAAGCGGTGTCTCACGCCGCGCACCGTAGTATATTGCCCCCGATATGGGTACCCTTCAGAAAAACAGGCACCCCATATTTACAGACTCTCTAAAATATGATACGCAAGGAGCCGTGAAACGGCCTCCCTCGTTTCCTCCCCCCTGAGAACCCCCCTCCATTCCAATCACCCTCCGCTTTCTAAAGCGCACAAACCCCGGCCCGCAAGGCCATCCGTCTATTTACCCACAAAGGTGTATAAATTTACGTACGGGGTTTAGCGCGGTTCTTGCCAATAGTTCTCGATTATACCAATATCCATCGCATGCCTATTACCCAAAAAGACCTGGAACCACAGCTTGTAGCTTGCGAGCTGGCTACACGTCTAATGCACGACCCCTGGTTGCCCGTTTTGGTGCAAATGCCCAACGGGGACTACAAATCCGCAGTTGTAGTACAGGAGCCAGTAGAGCTAAAAGGCGCAGATCACGACCAACCAGAGCACATCGAGGCGCTTATCCTAAAATGAATGCACCAACGCTTAGAATGGTCACAGACGATATCAACTTCACCGAAGTAATCGTGTACCCCATAGGGCAGAAGTCCGTGCGGTTAGTGCTGCATGGAGAGCCGTTTGGCACCTATGGAACTGAATCCAGCATGGTCGCCACCCTGCGTGATGATCAGGCTGACTTACTACTTACTGCAATCCAGGAGATTAGAGATGAAACACGAGATGGGCGGCAAATCAAAGCCAAAGCCCGGTAAAAAGTCCCCAAAGCGACCACCAAAGCCCAAAAAGGGCAGGGGTAAAAAGGGCTATTCAGGCAAAAAACCCATGACCGCCACAGAAAAGGCGCTCGCTAAGTTGGCAAAGCCTTATGACAAGGTGACATATGCCGATATTATCGCTGGGCGGAAGCAAAGTTCTAAATCCTAGATTTTGTAGCGGAGTGGCTGCTTCGCGAAGGGTCTATGGATACCTTGCGCGCGCGTCGAAGGTCACCCCCCCCCTACGGGGGGGGACTTGCCGATATTTGAATTTGGCATGGTTGGTGCAACCGCGCGCGATACCGCGTGAGCTATAGGGGGGGTCTGGGGGGGGTCTACCAGGGGGTACCCCTTCGGGACGTATGGCACCATATGTGGCAAGTTCTGGGTCCGATAATCCAAATTTGCGGACGCTACCCTCGCGCGGTATCTGGCTCGTGCGGGGGCGCCCGCGCGGTATGTGGCTCGTGCCCCTTGTGCGCGTGCGCGTGCGTGCAGGCACTGCGCCAGGGTTGCCATATATGGCACCATATGTCGCGAGGCGTCCAGGCTTGGCCAAGGTGGTACCGACTCCCTCCCATTCCTGGGTGCCACTCTCCACCTATCGCTAGAAATTCTGCATCTTTTTTCCCAATGATTTCAACGCTTTGTGAAATAGTTGAAAAAAGTGTTTGACCTTGAGAGGAAGTTCTGGCGTCATTGGGAGGCCGAAAGGGTCTGACCCTGGATGGTCGGAGCTTCCCGCTGGGGGCGCTTCGGGTGCTCTGCCTTCGGGTGAAGCACTTGTTGGTTCTTTGAAAATTTCACGTTGTGCACCGCGGTTGCAGATCCACACGTTCGGCCTTTGGTCGGTGAAACGCACAACGAGAATACATAGTGTGTATGTGAGACGATACGCGGCGAGTGTGTGAGCTTTCGGGCTCGAATCTTCGGATGCATGCGACCCGCCTTCTACTTACGGACTCGGAACGCGGATAAATTGGGTATGAAAAAGCCCACACTTCCAATGATGACGCCTTCGGGCGTGTCGCCTTCGGGCAAGTACCGCAGCTACGTTGCGACGTAGCACCGTGCGAGGGGTTTTGGGTAAGCCAAAGTGTACAGGGTAACCTGTTCATGCAGTCCAGGCAGTGGAAAGCCAGCATTGCCGACATCTAGACAACGCGACTTGATCATGATTTGCACGGTCCGTTTTGACGCTAGATGAATCAACGTGCGACGGGAGGTAAACCGACGTACCGCACACCAACTCACGGTAAACGCCAGGAACCGCTTCGGCGGGTGTACTAGCGAGCCGTGGGGTGCAGCAGGCTTCAGCCTGTGTGCGTCGGTTAACTCCTGGTTTTTATACTGCATCCGGCATCACGTCGGGTGCGGTTAGAACTCAGGAGACTATCAATGGATTTATTCCTATCTATCTTCCTGCTCTCGTTCGTTGTCCTGCCCTGCCTACTAGCGGAGGGCTAGACCATGAACAAAAAGCAGAGATTGTACCTATCTCGGATGCGTCGAGAGGCTGAACAGCGCGAGCTACAGCGGAAACTCGATGCACTTGACGAGTCAGCAAACATCGCGGACGTCATTTACGGTGCGTCTGTGAAACGTCCTGGCAAGGCCAAGACTAAGTGCGGTATCGGCGGTTTCGACCGTGGGTATACCGCTAACAGCAATATCCCTTCGGGGTCATGCAACTACGGCGCCCGCGATATGCGGGACCGCATCACAGAAGCACGGGAGGCGGTATGCTAGACCTTGTCTTATCAGACTACTTCCAACGGATGCTCAGCGAGTATCCCGACCATAAGCACCTAAACGCTATGCATAAAAAGTTCATAGCTGATGCGCCATACCGCGAAGCGGGTGAGCGCGAATGGGCTTACTACGTGTGGGCTGAAGTTCACCGACACCAACGAGCGTTACGCGCTGATCGACGCATCGAGGCTAGACAGCTCGAACGTGCGCGATGGCAGCGAATCGAGACCATATCCGCATGGGTAGCACTGCCGCTACTGGCAGTACTGACCGTGCTTTGCTTCGCACTCTAGGAGGTGAGTGATGGATGAGTACACGGACGAGCAATGCGCGCAGTTGCGCGAATACGAGCGCAAAATGCTGCAAGAGCTAGCGGGTGTCGAGCCCATGCGCGCAATGATACAAATACAGGATGCGCTGCGACTCGTCGGAGATCACGAGCTAATTGTTGACTTCCTAGCAGGGGAGTACGGCGCACAGGCATTCTACTGCAAGATTAAGTACGGCACCAAGCTAAGCCATGAATTATTCGATGCATTCTGGAAACACGCTTACGACCCCTGGGAGGACGATGACTACAAACACAGCGTGTGGCTCACATGCGCCGAGGCCTACCGCCAAACCGAAGACTACTGGGAACAGGAGCAAAAACCACAGCGCGGATACAGTGTCCGTGGCTATGACTGGGAGTATAAATAATGGACTATCTCAACTTTGATGAACCTGGATTCGACCACCCATGCATGTGGGAGGAATTCGCAGCACCAACCGACGACGAGCCAACACTGGACTCGTTTGCAGACGAGGATCGCGCACTACGGCGCCTGGAATCACCAACCTATGAACTGCCCGACTACAACGATGACGGCAGCTGGCAATGGAGGGACTAGTAATGACTAAGTTAGCAGAATTTCTAACACTGACCGAGGCGCAAGCCTGGGTAGCGAAGCACGATGGTAAACACCGTGACTTCCTGATTCAGCAGGACATTTTCAGCAGTAAGTATCAAATCTTCGAGCCAATCCTACGCTCACAACGCAAAGAGGGCACACGCTGCGCCTTCAATGGCAAGCGCAACCGCTACTGGAGAAGCATATGAGACTCGACAAGCATGACCGGCTAATGATGTCCAAAGGCTACCGATACCGAATGGAGTTCGCATTGGGGCCTGAGCCGCTCTACACAAAAACGATAGGGGCAATGCGCGAGCTACTGAAGAGCTACCCCGAATCCAAGCACGGCCCAATCAAGATACGACCTTTGTACAGCAAGCCGTGTGGTTGCGTATCAATTTTTCTACACCCGGAGCTAGACTAATGATTTACAAAGTATGGCGCGACGAGTGCAACAAAAACGAAAACGCAGACACGTACGAGTTCGGAACTGACAACGCAGCGCCGTGTCTACCATGCGAGGAACGACTGCGAAAAATCAATCCTGAGAGCACAGGTGAGTCAACATGCATGTACTACCGCGCGGTACCAGGACGCAAGACGGTGTACACGCTGTGCTGCTCGTGTCACGCCACAAGTAGCTTCACGCTCACCGACGACTACGACGAGCACAGCATGACAGCTGCAGCGTTATCCGCAGAGCACCGCGCGAACCGCGCCACGTATGGCAAAGATTACGACGCCGAGCAGGAAGCCTACGAACGCAGCATGGATGCCCGTGCGGAGCGCAGCTACTTCGCAGCCGCAAACTACAATCTCAACTACTAGCCGCCGCACACCGGCACAGGAGACTATCAAAATGACTCGACGAAAATTCTACGCAGCAATGCGCAAGCTGGGGTTTAGCTCGAAGGGCATGCAGATGACTCGCGGATGCCTGACATACCATCGAGACATAAACGGCTCGCGAGTATGGGTCACGGTACCCAAAAAGCACATGGACACTTTCCACATCACTGGGAACATCCCATGCCACGGAATATACGTCATAGCTAACGACCGCACGCAGTGGGGTGAACATATAAACCCAGCCGAGTTTGGCGCGTCCAACATGTTTGAAATATGCCTATGGCTACTCGAGCCATTCATCCCAGCACAGGAGGAGGCAGCATGAAAACGAAGCATCGACTAAGCGAGGCGCAAGTATGGACGCCTGAAGGCATGACAAATCACCGCATTATGAATGGTCCGCGTGTGGTGAAACGCGCCGGAGGCCCTAAAGGATCTGTAGGTTGCGGCAACGCTCTTATGCTTATCCAAGAGCTACACGCAGAGCTAAGAGCGGTACACCTTGAACTTGAAAAGCTATCGCCCGGTCACTCTGTAAATCTAAATGAAATGTTGGCGAGAAGGTAAACCCAAAGCACAGGAGACTATCAATGGCAATCTATCGCACCTGGGCTGACAAGTCCGAGCTGCCTACCGAGCTACGCAAATCCAGCTGGATGACCGTAAACAAAATGCCGAACCTTCGAGACGGCGACACCATCACCATCGACACGCAGCATATGTTCACGGACCAGTGCAACGTCGGTAACATGCGCCTGTTTGACTCTGCAGAAATGCTGTACGCCAACGGGGAACGGTCGGGCAGCGGATACTACCTTGAGCTAGAACCGCATGACATAGCAGCGCGGAACGAAACGCTCAAATGTGGGTTCTGCGGTCAGCACTACGGCGAGCACCACGAATCACACTTAGACATTGACCCGGATGGCGACACGTTCTGCCGCAAATGCGTGGGTAGCGAGTACCTAACGCTGGACAACGTCAAGCAAGGCCTTAATCAGCTGTACCGCGTGGCCGAAATGCGTGGCGACTACATCCGTAAGCCTACGCAGCAAGAATTTGAAAAGTTCCTGCCGCTGTATGACCACGCACAGGCTGAAGCGCGCAAGCTTCGGATCGAAAAACGCAAACAGCTCGAGCGCGAGCGCATAGAAAAGGACCTGCGCAATGCGAAATGGGAGCACGACGGGAAAATGTGGCTACTCGACAGAGACTACGAGATAGACAATGTGATCGCCTACTCGCACACTGGAAAATTCTGCTTCGGATGGCGCAATGCGCTAACGCATGAAGAAGAATTGCATTTGCTAGACACCGTACTTGTCAACGCGCCATTCGAGTTTGAACTCAAGGTGCGATAGGAGGTTGTTATATGAGTGAGAAAATTACAAATGTAGCCTTAGTGGCGGAAAGTACACACGATTTCAAACTGAAAGATTCGTACTACGCATGTTGGATAACTGTGAAAAACATCAGTGTCTACATACAGCAGACCGACGAAGGTGTAGCAGTAGACCTGTGGCCACGCGGCCTGGAGGACAAAGACTCGTCTATTTCTGGGGCATGGCTTACTTACAAAGAGGCTCAAGAGTACCTAGACGAACAGGAGGCAGCATGAAAACTCTACTCAAACAAACACCGATCTCATTCACTCGCGAACAGGCCGAGCAAGTGGCAAACGCCATGCAAGGTGACGACTACGAAGACTTTGTATTCAAAGCAATACCGGCTCCGGTCGGCAATCAATTCTGGGTTCAAGTAACCGAAGCAGACACCGGTATTTTTGTCAGCTTAGTGTGCACACCTACTCACTAATCACTCGCACTGGAGTAAAACAATGAGCGACAGTTTTGTATTAGTCAGCGAAGTATTACATACACTCACTTACCTGCTTGGCGTCCTTGATGACATGGGCCTAAGCGCAATGCCTGGAGACACCAACAGAGACCTGCGGGAAGCCTGCGCAGATGCCAGAGATATCCTGCACAGACTCAATCAGCATTAAAAACAAAGGCCACTTGACCTGGAGGTTATTTACTGTAGCATCAGCCCATAAACACTTCGTAGCCAAGGGAGGGCCACGCTGTGAACATAAGACTATCAAACGAAGCACTGGTATTATCTACGATCAACAACCTAGTATCCAAGTCCGAGGTAGACTGCCCGACACCAAAAATGTCCGAGCAGTGCGGTATGCAGCCGCTCGAGGCGGTATCGTGGCAGGTTGCCGCATACATTCGGACAATACGAAACCGCAGGACCACGCTCAGACCGCGCAAGCTGCTGACATACAGCTCGTACAAGCTGCAGAAGGCCGATGGGGTGTACAAAAACGTTGGATTGACCCTGTCTAGCGCATCGGAAGGTCAAAAACTGCTCAATGTGAAGGGTACTAACTGCGCCTTTGCTACGGTGGCGTGCAAACAGGTGTGCGTAGGCGCAAACACGGGCCAGGGGCGCCTACCCAGCAGCAAAATTGCGCGCATCGGGCGCTGGATTATGCTGCAGTACTACCCAATTATGTTTTGGACCGGTCTGGATGCAGAGTTCAAAGCATTACAGCGTACATGCAGAAAAAACACGCTCAACCTGATGTTTAGACCGAACGTCGCGAGCGATTTGCCAGAGCTTTCCGCCACCATACGCAAGCGGTACCCCTGGGTACATACAGTGTACGACTACACTGCAATACCGTCTGCGGTACGACGTGATGATGGCGTTCGTCGTGTGTACTCGCGCAAAGACCGTGGACCACTGGCTATCAGCGGTAAACGTATTGACTCGGAGCGAATAGCGATACGCACACTGCAGCAGGGCTATGGGGTCGCAGTTGTAGCAAACATAGGCAAGTACGACGTGAAGCCAGCATCATGGCGCGGATATCCTGTGGTTGATGGTGACGTAGATGACCTGTGGGTGCTACGAGCGCCTGAGTCTGGGCCATTCGTAGTGATGCTGTATGCCAAGGGAACTAATGCACAGAAACGCGAAGCAATCGACAGCGAATTTGCTGTCACACTGGGAGGCTAGAATGGATGAGCTAAAAATGGATGACGTTATAGAGCAGTTGCGTGAGCTAGTCGATGCGCTTGGAGGCCAAGTGGACCCACAGCGGATACTCAAGGCCTACTGGGATTCTGTGGCTCTGCTAGACAAAAACGACCGCTGGAGTGAGTCGGACGGCCAGCAGCAGGAGGTGGACTGATGGAAGCAATTGCAACTAAAGGGTGTCGCCGTGGGCCGCACGGCAAATTTACAGAGGCGGAACTCGACGGCATACACCTGGTGCTGTGTAACAACGCCGAGTACCTGATTCATACGTGTCACTGGGAAGAGAAGTACCACTACGAGTTCGACAAGTCCGAACTTCGAGAGTACGTCAGCGAGTGGCAAGACGCAGTGCTCCGCAACCTAGAGGCGCGAGGCATCGACGCGGACCACATCACCGTAGAGTACCGCGACAGAGGGTACCACTACTGGAACGGCTACCGTAATGGAAGCGGCGGTGGGATTCACGCTGCAACCGGTCTTACAGTGGTACTGCCTGAGTGGGAATCGAAGTCTCCCCACTACAGCAAACAACGTGAGCCGCTCATGCGAGCGATGATACACGCAACGTGCGATGCTCACGATTGGATTACTGATCGCATCGAGCGGGACTTGCGTTTCAGCCTTGGTCAGATAGCGGCGCAAGCAATTGGTGAGTTTTTGCAGGAGGTGCAGTGATGGAAAACATTACGATAGAAGACGAAATGAAAGTAACTAATTACTGCCCGTCCATGGACTCAATTGCCATCGAGGTCGGGGACTTCTACATATCTGTGTACCTAGATTGGCAGACCAGAGATGTTCATACTCATGTGGACATACACAACAGCAAGACAAATGACACAAAGTATCTCATTCTGGGGAGGGAAGGCCACAGCAGTTGGAAGGTGGGCATATGAACCGGCAAGACTTCAGGCCAACTAACGATCCGCATGTTGTCCAAGACTGGCACACTACAACCGACAACCCAGGCAAGTACATCTGTCATGTGCTCCTGTTCTGCAGCAAACCAGAGCATGGTCGGACTGACTACGCACAGCTGCCGGAGGGATGGGACCAGTTCGACACTCCAAACGGCTACCAGGTGCCAACAGTAGCCAAGGTCAGCTACGAAGTTCACGAAGATGGCGAGCGAATATGGGTTGGCGGGACGCTTGATCACATGACACACGACGAGGCGCGCGAGCTATGTTTCGCTGCGCTTGCAAACAAGTACAAGTTCTAAGCAAGGGAGGCCAAAGTAATGAAACATCCAAAGCTAACAGTCACTGCTGTGGAACGGGCGCTAGCGATACGAACACAGCTGAACGACATAGTAAACGAGCTAGTGCAGGACTACTTCGCCGCGAAGCTATCACGTCGGGACTTGGAAGGGGCCACGTCCATATTCAACCAACCTCGCGAGCAGATTGCAAATATGGCGCGCGACCTGGCGTCTCGGGCCGTGGGCATTATCGAGGAAGAAGAGCAACGCAGCGCATAAGGAGGAAGTTATGTACACAGTAATCGGACGCACCGACATCGACGAGCCAGAAGAGATCATCGAGTACTTTGAGACCCAACAGCAGGCAGAGGACTACGTCGAAACCATATGGCCCTCTTGGTACAAGGTGTGGATTGAGCCGCCAAACCGCAAGCCTAACCCGGACTACGAGCGGTGGCTTACGTTTGAGCAAGGCCGATGAACTACGACCACTGGAAATCAACGGAGCCACAGTGGGAGGACTACGACATCTGCTGTGGCGAACCTATCGCCGTGGGCGACGAGTGCCCACTCTGCTGTGAACAGCAGCTAGACATGCAAAAGGAATTAGAATGCGAAGCAACAAAAGATACGCAGACAATGCTCTGCAGCGACTAACCAAGGCCCTCGACAATGCAGGCTTCTTAAACGACGATGGTACGTGGAAGCGATGGACCGGAGGCAAGGTTGCCAAGGCCGCTGGGTCTGGCTACCAGTCTGTATACCGGTGGCGTAATTCAATGTACGCTGGCGAACAGCCCAGGATAAACGAAAAATTTCTCACAGCCATTGAAGCAAACATAGGTTCGGTATCTAGCAAATCAAAGTGGATGCCACCTAACAAAGAGACAGGCAGGTTCGACCTATCTCAGCTGCCTGAGGGCGCCGTAGGTTACTTCGTAGTCTGGGGCAAGCTGGCTAAAGACGAGGATGGAAACAGCCTGCACCTAAAGACTGCGGTTTACGATGCATCAGATGCCTTCAGGCCCATGAACAAAAATATACTCAGGTGGGCTGTGGCAAATCACCCAATCATTGATGAAGGCATATACGTTGAAGAGACCAGGGCCATACATCGCAGGGCGTAGGAGGTAAGCAATGGAACTAATAAGACTATCGGGGCTGCAGGTTGACGAAAAACTAGAACCGTTGATAAGGGAGTGGGTATCTCGCACAAATGACCACACAAAACGTGCATACGCGCAAGACATGCAGTCTTTGGCTCGATGGGACGCCGACGCATTGAAAAAAATTGTGCTGGGTGATGCTCGTGATGCAAATTTAGCCGTCATTCGCTACAAAAAACACCTTGAGAGCATATCCGTAGCGCCGAAAACAATAAACAGGCGTTTGTCCTCGACCAGATCGCTTGTGAGCCTGGCAAAAACGCTTGGCATATGCAATCACACCGTGACTATAAAGAATGTACGGTCTACACCGTATCTTGATACCAGGGGACCGGGGACAGAAGCAGTCAAGGCCATGCTGCGACTCGCAACAGAGCCCAGAGATAGGGCCATGGTGTGTTTGCTGTACAATAATGCGCTTCGCTGCGGAGAGGTGCTCGCTATGAACGTGGGCGATGTCAACCTGGATCGTCAATCGCTGGCAATCGTTGGCAAAGGACAAAGAGAGCGCAAAAAAATCAGCGCAAGCTCCCAAACTATCAATGCTTTGAGGGCCTGGCTCCGATGTCACCCAAACCCAGTGGACAGTAGCCCGTTATTTGTGTCTCGTGATAACCGCTCGAGAGGCACGCGGCTATCTAGCCGAAGCATGCGCCGAATAATCAACAAGCTGGGGCGCAAAGCTAACACCAAGGCTACGCCACACGGCCTGCGCCACACCGCTATTACTGATGCGCTAGAAGCAACGGGCGGTGACATTCGCAGGGTACGCCTGTTTAGTCGGCACAAAGACATCAACACGGTGCTTATATACGATGACGCCAGACAAAACTGGCACCGGCAAATCAGTGAAAAAATTAGTATTGGTTGACGTTGGGCGCTGAACCAGCGAGTATACCTATTGATAGTCTTTTGGGGCACTCCCTGCCCCGCCAGTGTGCCCCAGTCACTCAACCTCCTTGTGTACGAGTGGCTGGGGTTTTTTATTTTCCACAGAGCTGGATCGCAAAAGCTGCTGCATAACAGGTTGTAATAACAGGTGTTTTAATTTTATTATGCCGAGTTGTTGACGTGAGCGCATGTGTCAGAATAACAATGGCTGCACACTTGGATGGCTGAAAAGCCAAAGACTTTCGTTGGAGAACATATGGCAACCTACCGCAAAACGCTGGTAGATAAGTGGTCAGGTACGACCTATCAGTGCCTGGGCAATGACTTGCCAGCCAAGGTGCTGGCCGACTACCTGATTAGCTGTGCGCGCAGCAATGCGATTGGCTTATACTTCTTGCCCATCTACCAGATGGCAGGGGAAAGCGGGTTAACGATCAAGCAGGCAGAGGCTGCGCTAAAGCGACTGTCGAAGTGCGACTATGCGACGTACTGCTACGACACGCAGTGGGTTTACGTTCATCGCATGGGCGAGGTCCAGATTGGCCCGGCCTTGTCAAAATCTGACAAGCGGAGAACGATGGTCTTAGGCTTGATCAAGACTGCAGAGAAACGCTCACCACACCTCTTAGGAAAATGGGCTCAAACATATTGCCAAAAATGGGGGATTACACTAGTTATTCCAAAGGCTTCTGATGCCCCTTCGATGGGGTATCCTACAGTAACAGTAGCAGAAGCAGTAACAGAAGCAGTAGAGAGAACGGATTTTGTTGGGATTGTTTCTCGATGGAATGAGGTTACTGGTCAGAAGCTAAAGCCCGGCACAAAGGGCACGAGGGATAAGATACGAACGCGATTGAACGAGGGGCACACGCCAGACGAGCTGCTGCTGGTTGTGGAGTGGGCCTGCAAGTCAGGCGACAGCTGGGCGACCTACCTCAGAAAAGACAGCAACGGAAAGTGGCTAAGGCCGTCAACAGTTTGGAACGGCAAGTTTGAAGAGCGCCTTCAGTTGGCCAGACGCTGGAAGTCGGGCTCGCCCCAAGAGGTAAGGTGGTCGGACCATCCCAACTATGCTGCATGTCAGATGGCATGGCTCGATGCCAACACCGACTATACCTTGGAAGAGTTTTGCGATAAGCACTGCGAGGATAGATCGTGGTAAGCCAACGGTGGGAAACTATACCTGTCACTCCAGAGCACACCGTCTTGGCCATGTGTTGGAAATACCCAGAGAGGGCATGGCCTATAGCCAGTGAGCATCTGAACAGCGATAGCTTCGCAGACACGCACTGCAGGATTTTGTGGGATGCAATGACAAGCTGCGTCAGGCACCATGAGCCTATCGACATAGTGAGTGTCGGCATGCGGATACCCGAGCCCGTCTTCCGGTCTATGGGAGGACCGCAGCAGGTATGGCAGTGGATGCAGTACAACACTCTGCCGTGGATTCAGGAGTCCTTTGAGCACCATCTAGGCAAGGTCGTGCAGGCAGCAAATAAACGGCGCTGCAAGGCCGCGCTGCAGCAAGCAATGCGGGCCTTGGAGAAAGACGAAGATGGCTGCATATCCCAAGTGCAAAGCATTGTTGCGGACGCCACGATGGAGTCCATCAAGACAGGGCTCGTGCCGTATCAGAAAATTGTAGCCGAGACAGCTGCTCGCCTGGAAGACATGGCAAAGGCCGGTAGACCACCGGCAATACCGCTAGGCATACGTTCATTCGACGAGCGATTTGCTTTGGTGCCAACTGAGCCAGACCTTGTGATTATCGCTGGGCGACCTGGCTGGGGTAAGTCTGCACTGAAACAGCAGATTGCAGAGGCGCACGCTAAGGACGGGCCTACGCTTATGTTTGAGCTTGAGATGGGCGCGCAGCAGTCGTGCCTTCGGATGGAAGCAGAACGGGCGCGGCTAGCTGTTGGCTTTGAGAGAAAGCAGGATGTATCTCTGGTTCACGCTAAAAAGTTAGCACGGTCTGTCGGCTTTGCCGAGACTCTGCAGCTGTGGATGGATGATACTCCGAACCAGACTATTGAGTCGGTGACAGCGGCGGCGCTGGCCCATCAGATGAAACACGGCAAACTTAGCGGAGTGTTCGTCGATTACATCGGCCTTATGAGACAGACAGACCGTCGATGGGACCGCCGTAGACACATCGGCCATGTCAGTCGGAACGCCAAGCTGCTGGCTAAGAAGCTGGGGTGTCCGGTGTACCTGCTTAGTCAGATGAACCGGGGCATTGAAGGTGTCGAGAGGCCTCCTCGTCTGTCCGATTTACGTGAGTCCGGTGACCTCGAGCAAGACGCGGACACGGTTATTTTCCCGTACAGACCGAACCCTGACGATCAGGAATGCCAAATTATCGTATCTAAGTATCGACATGGACCACCGGGTTCGGTAAAAGTCGTTTGGGTGGGCCACTTTACGCGGTTTAAAGATGCAATTTGAGTTCACAGTTCCTGGGGAGCCGGTCGCCAAGCAGCGACCAAAGGCTCGCATGGTTCGTATTGGTGGCGGCAGGATGACCGTCAAAATGCGAACGCCAAAGAAGACGCTCGACTATGAGGCTAAGGTCGCTGAGTCGTGTGCTGACATCCCTCGGTTTGAGCCTGGTCCCATACGGGTGGCAGTGGTGTTTGTTTTTGAGCGGCCAAAGCGTCTTATGCGAAAGAAAGACCCGCAAGGCAGGGTCTGGAAGACCACCCGCAGCGACGTAGACAACTGTCTCAAAGCACTGCTCGATGGCATGGCCGGGTTGTGGTCTGACGATGCTGTGGTCTGCGATGTGCGAGCAGAAAAATACTATGCAGCGAAAGGGGAAAAGCCTCACGCTGCGGTGATGATCGAGGCTATCAATGAAGGCTGAACTGGACCCAGAATCCATCCAGTGGATAGCCGTGTCGCTGAATGACCTTATATGGATTTGCGTTCATGACAGCCTTTACAACCACCTACGAAGCGAGGGGCTCGAGCCAACGTATCCGAACAGCCGTTCGTTTGTGATGCCGATATGGCGAGCTTTCGATCTGCTGGCTGGTCGCGATGACTACGACTGCCGAGCGAGGGTGCAGTTGTACGGTCCTCACACGCTTGAGATGGACGAACTTTGATATGTGGTCAGTGCCCAAGGGCACAGCGTAAAGGTGACTGGTTCGACCTGCTGCATAGAAAGCTGTATGTATGTGATATTACAGGGGAAACAATGAAAGAAGACGACGACTGCATTGTTGAAAAGCCAAGCCATTATGTGCCAGAAGAAGGGGTCGAGTGCATAGACTACTTGCGGCAAGTGCTTACTCCCCAGGAGTTTCTCGGTTACTGTCGAGGCAACGTCATAAAGTATCAGCATAGAGCCAACCTGAAGGGTACGCCTGGTCTGGACCTGAAGAAGTCGGCTAATTACGCATTGCTCGCTGCAGGTTATGACTTTCGCAAAGACCTTGTTAAAAACAGTCAAAAAAATGGTAACGTTGAAAAAACAACATAAAGTTTCGCCGCACGGTGCGGCCACACACTGGAGACTAGACATATGAATTCAGATGCTCTTGCGACACCTGCTTTGGGTGGCCGCGCTCGTGTAGTTCAATATCAAGACAGAGATGAATGGAAGCGGAGTCGTAATACCTATATCGGCGGTAGCGAGGTTGGTGCTGTCGTTCACAGGCAAGATGATGAGTGGCCTGCTGCCGGGGTAAAGGCTGGAAGCTATGATAGCCCACTCGATGTCTACCTTAGAAAGGTTAGCCCAGACGACCAGGCAGAAGAAGATGCGGAGTCTGAGGCCAGAATGTGGCTGGGCCGAGAGCTTGAGTCATCAGTAATCGACCTTGTGAATAAGCGATGGGGCATGGGCTTTCAGGGCACGCAGCTCATAACATGCTTTGACCCAGAGAACGAAGCATTTGGATGCACTCTGGATGGGTGGTCTCCAAAGTTAGATGCCAATCTGGAGGTGAAGACGACAGGCAATAAGTGGAAGTATCCTCGCCCTGCTGATGACATACACGAGATTATGACCGTAACCGGAGAGGACGTGGCCGATGGCAAGTTTCCCAGCAACACCTATTGGCAAGTACAGTGGGGAATGTCGATTACTGGCAGAAAGAAGTGCTACGTTGCTGTGCTCGGCGGCGGTAGCGGTGGCCTTGAACTTAATCTCTACTTGGTTCGCAGAGACGATGCTGATATCTCTCATGCTCGCAAGACTGTGGGCACCTTCTGGTCGTACCACGTAAACGGCAAGCTGCCCCCGGCGCCCCAGCTATCGCAGGACTATCGAACTGCACAGGAGCAGTGGCCTAACGATGGAGGAGAAATGCACTGCCCACACCAGGTAGTACCCACCATGTTGAAGGCGTTACGCTTCTACGACTACTGGGCAAAGCTTGCCGATGGGCACAAGGCTCAACGAGATTTGACCAAAGCCCTGGTTCGATTCTACGGACGCGGGAAAGCTTTGCGGATTGTTGACCCAGACACAGGTTCAACGTGGACAGCAACATTCCAAAAGAACAATGCGCTCAAAGTTAGGGAGCTAAAATTATGAAAGCGTTGCCGTGGTGGAGCGGTGGTCCAAAGGGACAGGTGCAGCTTCGAGAGGGAGACAGCGGATTCGAGCTGGTTGTAACCGATGATGGCGAAGATAAGTTGGCAGTGGTGCTTACCACAATAGAGCTTATGTTCCTGGGCGATGCCCTGGGAGTAATCAAAGACCGCTGGATAAACGCGATGGGAGGAGACTATGAGTTCGCTGACTAAAATAAACCCGGTAGCAGCGGCTAAAAACCGCGATGCTTATGGGGTGATTGAGGGCCTAAAGGGACAGCTGATGGCAGCATTGCCTAAGCAGCTAGGCCCAACTAGATACGCACGGATACTGGTGACTGAGCTGCGGCGCAATCCTAAGCTTATGCAGTGCGACCCTGTCACCTTGTTGGGCTCGCTTATGCTGTCAGCACAGCTAGGGCTAGAGCCGGGCACAGGCCAGGTATATCTGCTGCCGTTCAAACGCCAGGTGCAGATGATTATCGGATATCAGGGGCTCATCAAACTAGCTAACCAGGCTGGCGTGACGATACACCCACCACGCATTGTGCGAGAGGGTGATACCTTCGATGTGGACTATGGAAACATAGACCAGCCAGTGGTTCATAAACCGGCGCTGACCGACAACCCTATGACCCATGTTTGGTGTGCGGCTACAGGGGAAAACATGATGCCGGTGGTTGAAGTAATGAGCAAGGCGCAGATCGACCTGGTGATGCGCTCGTCTCAAAGCAAAGGTAAGTTTGGCCCATGGAAGGACCACTACGAGGAAATGGCACGCAAGACGGTAGTTCGCAGGCTGGCTAAGTTTTTGCCAAAGAGTTCCGAGATGCATACCGCAGACCGTGTTGACGGCAACGTCGTCACCGCAGAGGACTTCGATGACACCAGCGGTGAGTGGGAGGGCGAAGTGCAGATGATAGAGGGAGAGGGAGCTAATGAATAAGAACATTGTATTGCTGGCCGGTCGCATCGGCCAAGACCCAGAGGTGAGAGAGACGGCCAGTGGGAAGCTGGCAAAGTTCAGCCTAGCCACATCCGAGACGTGGAAGGGTCGCGACGGAGAGAAAAAAGAGAAGACACAGTGGCATAGATGCGTTGCATTTGGCCGCACGGCTGACTTTATCGCAGAGCGCATGGCGAAGGGCGCAGGCGTGTTCATCGAGGGCACCATAGAGTACGGCGAGTACACAACAAAGGATGGCGAGGTCAAAAAGACCACAGACATCAAGGTTCACCGTCTGGACGTGTGGAAGTGGCCTGACACTGCAGGCGCTGGGCCACGTCCTGCACAAGCACACAAGGCTCAGTACGCAGACGACGACATCCCATTCTGATGAATGCCAACAAGGAAGCAAAAGAGCTGTTGGGCATGACGCCTGACGCTCTTGAGGACTATATAGCAGACGAGCTTTCTGCGATTGACACTACAGGTGATCGCAAGCGAAGTGCCTACTTGGGTATGGCCCTCAGGGTACTGCGTGAGATCAAAGATGGCGGCGTGAGAGATGCTAAGGAGCTAGCCACGGCTTTTTCTAAAGTGGCTAGCGACCTAATTGAACGCGCTGCTCCGATGGTTGCTGCGACCGAAGTTGAAGCCGAAGAGTCGTTCTGGCAATCAATCGCAGAAGACGTACCTCAAAAGTCAGCGGCAGCTAAGGACCAAACGTTTCTTGGCGCAGTCGAGGCAAGGGCAAAGCATCTTGAACTGGACCCCGTAGATCATCAGGTTGCCATAAACGAAAAGGCAAAAGAGCTTGCCAAGCAAGTGCTGCAAGAGGTGCCTGGACAAGCAGCTAAACCTGTGAGGGGTGAGTCCGCACAGTCGCCGGGATACAAAAGAGAAAAGCGCAGATACGAAAAGGCCTCTAAGTACTTCGACTGCAGGCGCAGAGGAATGAGTCGTGAGGACTCGGCTAAGCTAGCAAAGATAGCCATATCAACGGCAATGAACTACGACCACGCCGGTCCTGCTGGGTACAGAGTTCAGCCCAGGTATGTGAACCACGAGAATATCAACATACGAATCCCTCCAATGAACACAGACAAATGGCCACCTAGAGATGTAGTTGACCGATGCATCTTAGACCGGGCAGAGGCAGAGAAAAGGCAGGCTCGTAAAACCAAGGCCAAATCTCGGTTGTAGAAACTTGCTTTGATTGCAGGTTGAGAGTATACGGCGCGCTCTTAACAAAGGGGGCAGCAAATGGATTTGTTTACTAGCACGTATTTTATCGGGATGGCCGCAACCGGAGGCGTTGTTTACGCCAGCAACCGGGCAACGGGAATGCCATGGAAGTACCTAATTACCGCCGCAGCAGGTTGGCCTGCATGGTGGATACTACTAGCACTGGGAGACCACACATGATTATCAAGACTACACCGAAGTTTGGAACACAAAAGATGACGACCAGCTACTGTTTCTGGCCCCGCACGGTCACCCAAAACGGAGGTCAGTCAGTGACGTACTGGCTGCACAAAACCAAAGTTCTGTACGCATATGAGCCAATAAAAAACAACGAGATGCGACGGCCCGACCAGGACCGCAGTAAAGGCCAGTGGGTTGTAAAGTCCGTGAGGCCGGTATGAGTATCGCGGCAATGGCTTTGTGGCATGCAGCAATTGTGGAGTACGTGTACTCCACGCCGACAATCGCAGAGAGCGAGCGGGACAAAGCCGTCGCAACAGCCATGCATATGCTGCAAATTGAACAAGAGCTTGGGGTGCCCGACTACATGCTCGGGATGTCAGTGGCTGCTGCGTCCGTAGAGAGCGGGTTCAACGCCAACGCTAAAGGCGACCACCGATTTAGTCGCCGTGGCAAGCCAAAGGCTATCGGCGTGCTGCAGCTATGGCCATGGGTAGAAAGATACGATGTGGATCGGAATGATGTTGATAGCTCCACGAGGTTTTGGATCAGCCATATACAACGCATCAAGGCTAAGACCGACAGGCGCTGCTATGCACGTCGCTCGAGGACTGCCTGGAGGCAGGCGTGGGTAACGGCAGTGCGCTACCCCAAGCCGGGTGGCCGTTGCCGCGAAAGACCAAAGCATTGGCGGCACTTTTTGAGGCTACGAAAGATTTACTCGCGCCTTCTGCCGACAGCAAAACCGCACCTTCCAAACTCCACCGCCGCCTCGTAAGTCCAGTCAAGCGTATCGTCATGCCATATTGGGATGATGACCTCTTCGCCGTTCTGGAAGTCGGGGTTATGGCGCAAATGGACCTCGATGACCCTACCATCCACAAACTCTAAGTTGAGGGTGCCATCGTGCGCTAATCCTGATAGCCACCCCGGCGCTGAAATGGCCTCGTCTAGGGGTAGCTTAGTCCAACGCTCAAAGCGGTGCATAGGCGCGTTTCTGGGCTTGTCTCCGCGCACCACGAGTGTTGGTATCCACTGACCATGCTTGCGCTCGTAATCAACGGATATCTGGTGGTCATCATTGCCACGTAAGCACCAGAAGTAGCCAGGAGCTTCGTGGAAGTCGCCTTCCTCAAGATGCTCTGCCCAGGCACCTCTGCCCATGCCGTGAACATTCATTACGGGCCGGATAATATACTCGCCATCCTGGGGTACAGCTTCGCCGCAGGGTCCGCATATCCACCCAGCTCGCATGCCAACTTCTAGCTTGTTGAATGTCCACCGGTCTTCGCGATGGGCAGAGCGATACGCGATGTCATCCACTACCGTTTCTTGCCCTTGTGTAAGCCGTGTTTAGCGTACTGCTTGCCAGCCTTAGTTGCTGCCTTCTTCTTCTTGTTAGCAGCGGCTAGCTTCTTGGTGCCCTTCAAAGCAGCGATGGTCTTCTTAGGGGCGTAGACCTCACCAGTCTTGCGAGACTTTTTGCCTGACTCGGTGCGCCACTCTTGCTTGGTCCACTTGTCGAGAGCCTTGGCAGACTTCTTTTTTGGGCCGGTGTACCCGCCGCCAGCCTTCTTGTACTCGGCTGCAAGCATTTGGCTCTTGCGAGCTGACCATTGGCCGCTCTTGCCGCCCTTGGTGCTAGCCATAATTTTCTTTTTTATCCGCTCTCTCAGAGCAGGCTTTGTGTAACCCATCTTACTTACCCTTCTCCATGCGCTTCAGAATAGCAGAGAGACGCTCGTGCTGTGAGCGGTGAGCAATTACAGCGCCCTTTAGCTCTTCGATGACCTCTTTCATTGTCTCGTGGTCTTCGTTCTTGCCTTCGCCATTCATCTTGTCTTTGAGCCGACCTCGAAGGTCGCTTGTCTTGTGTCCCATTATGCTCTCCTTGCTACCATTTAGTTTTGTCAGCCCAATAGGCTGCGCTTTTAGGGCCTTTCGCAATGTTCTTTGCGTGGCGATTTTTGAAGCTCTCTCGACGTCGCTTGGCTGCTGCGCTTTCGCCCTTCTTTTTTGGGCTTCCGCTCACACCCTGCTGGCCAAAGCGAATCAGCTTTACTTTATCACCGTCTTTGACGACAACTGCATGGCTCTTGGTCTTGTGCTTAGGGGTTCTGATGGGCTTGTTCAAGCCATCAAACTCGTGTCCACCGCGCTTAATCTTTGGCATCACTGGCCTCCTAGAACGGGTAGCCTGTCTGCTCCCGTAAGTCTTTGGTGTAATCCTCTCCCTGGATTTCTACCCCATTGAGCATGCAACGTCCATCAGGACGTACACGAACCAAGGTGGGCTCAACCCAGCCATCTGGAGCTAACCATAGCACTGCGAACCCGTTTGCCCAATTAAGACGCGAGGCAGCACTTGGAACACGGTCCCCGTCTATATGCGATGTGCAGCCGGGAGTTAGATAAAAACAGTCGCGCTCAACGCCATCGCGCTCTACCCTGCGCGTCCAGCAAAGCTCGGCCCTATGAACATGGCCAACGCAGCGAGAAGTACGGCCATCGGCCATTTTAGACACAGTAGTGCCACTCTTTGCGCCAACCTTGTCGCCGTGGTCGAAGCGCACCCCCCATTGCCAGTACTCGCCTTTTGGTGAGCCGTATGGGCCTCGATAATCAACGTCGATAGACTTTAGGTCTAGTATCCGTTCCAAGCTCAACATCGGTGGTCCATCGGGGTCGTCAACGGGCGGTATCCACGCCCACTCACTGGCTGACTCCACCATGACCTTGTGTAGCCTAGCCTCGTGATTACCCTCTAACCACACGATATTGCTATGCTTTCCGCACTCTCGCAGCTTCTCAAGTAACCATCGCACCTCCAGCAGTGCAGGCCATGTGGTAGCCGAGAATGACTCTGGCCTCGGAAAGCGCCGGGTGCTCTGGTTTAAGTCCAACATGTCACCCTGTAGCAGTATGGTGTCTAGCTGTGGTCCAAGCATTTTTGCTGCCTTTAGGCATGCGTCCAGAACCGCACGGTTATGAAACGGAACGAGCGTTCCATCAAGCTGCCGGTGAAAGCCGCACTGACTGTCGGGTATAACCAAGATGCACTTAGTAGCAGGCTCAGTCTCAAATGGCTTACGGGGTATAGTCTTCCACTTAATGTCCTTGAAAGCTTCGACAACCGGGTCTTTGCGCCGCAGCTCAGTAGAGCACAGATTTTGTATTCCGCTTTTGGTCTGGGCTTCCCAGTCTTTTACTTTAACTGCATGCCAGTGCTCGGGGTCGAGCCCATGACGAGCCATCACCTCTTTCGGTGTGCCGTTGCCCTCGACGTACTGTGACTCAGCCTTCCCTAGATGTATGCGTCTAACCTGATTTCGGTGAATCCCGTAATGCCTGCCGATGGCAGAGTAACTTTCGCCATCCTGTAAACGCCGCAACACGTCATCACGTATATCGGCGTACTTGCTCACTCCCAGTCCTGCCAGTCGTGAACAGAAATGCCCTGTTTTTCCAGGTACTTGTGGACGGTTTCGGCCATTTCGTGAACCATACCCACCATTGCGGCCTCGTCAAGAATTTTGACCAGCTCTTTCATGCCTCTGGCCTTCGCGAACTTTATCTGACGATCTACGACTCTTTGAGATAAAGTAACCGGGTCAGCTATCACTCTTGTCGCCATCGACGAACTCAATTTCGTCCGATTCAAACTTATCTACAAAGGCCTCGGTGAAGCCCATGGACAAAAGTTCTGCAAGTAATGTCCATGCGGCATCAGGTATAGGCAGAGCTTGCTTGTTAGCCCAGTCTTGAGCGGCGTCAAGCGCCACTCCAGTGGCTAGCTTCAAAGTGTCTTCGTTCACGGAGCCTCCGCCGCATCAAAGCACTTTTCTAGGCACGCTGGCAGTTTTTTAACAAGGTGCTCAACGCTCTTCCCGCCACACTTGTAGGTAAGCTTTACCTTGCCATCTGGCTGGGTGTCTCGCCGCATCTGGAGCGTGTCGCAAGTCGTCACACATCCGACAGAAAAAAGCACCAAAATCGCCCAAAATACCGCGACCGCTAGGTGCAGTAGCAAGTTTCGTTTACGCATCGTCGCCCTCCACAATAACCTTTACCTCTTCGACCGGACCCTCGTGATACCGAGGTGATACCGAGATGCCTTCGGAGGCGACCGGCTCAGCCGACTTCGGCGCAGGTACAAATAATGCAATCAAGGCCGCTACCACAGTAGTAATGGCACTGCCGATCGCTTGGGTGTCATCAAGGTCTACCAGGTAACTAAGTGCGAACGTAGCTAACGTGCCGATGGCTGCTGCTAGCGTGGCTGCTTTTGTTGGTGTCATGTCTATGCTCCGTTTATGAGTGATGCGACAACAGCAGTTAGCACGACACCAGTCGCTAGCCAAAGAAATCGTACCCAGCCGCTCGAGGTGCGCTCAAGCCGGTCGATTCGGACCAGCAGCCCAACCTTGTCTTGGTCTGTTGGGTCGCCAATCAAAATCTGCTCAATACGGCGCTGACATTCCAGCACCTGGTCAACCTTGACCTCAAGTGCCTGTATTCTCATCTCGTCGCTCATACCACGTATCTCCGACTGGGCACCGGTCGTGTGTGTGATGCCACCAGGGCCGTCCGCAATGTTTGCATCGCGGCTTGTAGCCGTCGAGCACTTTTTCCAGCAAAGCATCGCCCATATTCGTGAGCCATATGTGGATTAGCGTCCACATCAATGCACAAGCTGGTCATCGTCTTCTTCCTCGCCTGGGTAGTCGCCGGTCAACAGACTAAACTCAAGCCGACGTAGCTCGCCAATAAGCGTAGGCATGTTGCCTCTGCCGCCAGCCCCACGCATTGTTAGTTCTTTACCGCACGCGACCCAGCACACGCTGTCCAAATCGCCGCTCTCAACGAGGCGCAAAGTCTCCTCAAGGCTTTCAATCAGGGCCTGTCGTTCGCTTTGCAAGTGCAGTAGGTTTTTCATTCTGCACACCCAGTAAGACGCTCAATCCAGCCACCGGCAGACCAGTTTACGTCGCAGTTGCCTTTCACGCCAGGAATAGAACCTGTTCCAGTAAACTGGTGCACAGAGTACTCGTCCCAAATGCGAGTCTCATTATCGGGCTTGCCGTCGTAGTCTGCGAGCCACAATGGTCGTCGCTTGATGTACTCTATTAGGGCAGGGTCAGCGCCTTTTAGGTACAGGTCGTATGCCCATGACGCCGTATAAATTACGCATCGCCTGTGGAACGACTGTTCGACGATGTCGCAAAATTTCACAAGCCACTTAGCGTTGTAGTTTGGGTCGTTCTTACGACCTTTTTCCAAGTCAACTACTGGCGGTAAATCCGAAAGGTCAGCAAACACCCATCGCAGAAAATGCCTTGCCTCTGCGTGTGCGTCTTTCTCTGGGTTAGAGCTGCCAGTATCTGGTCGGCCAAAGTGATAGAAGCCGGTCAGGATACCCTGATTCTGGGCCCGTACTGCGTCACGAGCAAATGCGATGCCGTCACCGGGGTCATCGCCGCGCTCAGAGTTTACATGGGTTTGGCCTTCGGTAGCCTTTCGCCACATAAACTTTACGCCTGCGCTGGCTACCGCTTTCCAGTCGGTGTCTAGCTGGTAGGCCGATACGTCGATGCCCATATGGACAGGCATCCCTAGAGACTCCATCATGGGCTGGTCAATGTACTTGCGGTCCACGCCCAACACATCAGACTGGTATTGCTTTACAGCGGCCTCGGTGGCTGGTCCAAAAAGGCCGTCAGAGTCAATGCCAAGTGCGGCCTGAACTCTTGCAACTTCTTGGTCCTTCGGGGCTCCCCTCTTTCGACTCCAGACATACATGTATCACCTAGCTCAAGTCTTTGAAGCGCACTCGGCAGCTTCCTTGGTTGCTTGATGATGTCTGACTGTTGTTTCTACCAACTGCCACAATCACACAGTGAGGGCCACCGGCTGCATACCTGTTATACATGCCACCAACATTGCTGTCTTTAGTGTGCATCTGAAAGAAACCAGTGCCGCCAGTCACGCCGCCAGGGTGAGTTGTAGAGCCACCATCTTCCAGCGTTGTGTAAGCACTACCATGGTTAGTTTGGTAGTAAGCTTTGTATCCGCTGTCAGCGTTTGAATGCTGGATACGAAGCCGTACATATGTTGGTGGCGAGCTGGCATCAAACGATGTCAGGCCCTCATCCATCGAATCAATGTAACCGCCAGTCCATTGCTCCTGGTAGCTTGGCTTTATTACACGGGCGCAGGTCCAGTCACCGCCTTTGTTTTCCAAACGAGCAGCAAACATTGAGTTGTGTCGGAATGAACTACCAACACACACAGCTAGGTGAACATGCCATTCGTCAGAGTGGTAGCTGGTTTGATTTGCGATTTGGTCGATGTCAATGGCGATATCGAAATTTGGCGAGTGTATCATTCGCCAAAAACCGACCGGCTTGGCAACGCCACTGCCATTGAACTTAGTGTCTGCGTGCGAAGTGACCATCGTAAGGCCGTTGCTGCTAGGCGTGTAAGTAGTCACCGCATGTGAGGCACCAGTGCGCTGCTTGTCTGGTATACCAAACTGCCAGTAGTTATTTAGCGTCCCGGTAAAGTCGGTGATATCGCCTAGCGATACGTTATTTAGCGCAGCTGTCTGGTCCGCAGATAAGCTGCTGGCGTTTGCAGTTATAAGCTGAAGCACTCGCGTTTCTGATGTAGCGTTTGCCGCAATCTCTGTTCTCACGCTACGACGGCTCAAGCCACGGCCAAATCCACTTTTCATCAGTCTGCGCTCCGTTTAGGTGGCATAGCCACTACTTTGAAAGTCCCAAAAGTCGCCGGTCGTAAGCATAGTGCTTGATTGTGGTGGCAGTTCCATCGCATTGAAGCCAAAGGCTTCCGCCTTGCGGAGCCACGCCATCATGTATAATGCAACTTTGGTTGTCACCAGACTTGGTAAACACATCTCCAAACGGAAAAAGCGTGGTAGCAGTATCGTCGGCGGAAAAATTTATTTCTGCGTTGTTGGCACCGTTTAGGTCCAAGAAAATCACATGCCTGTGATACTTAGTCCCACCGGGCAGCTTTACCCTGTTGTTCACATCCAGCGTTAGCGTTGTTACTGCGCTTGTAATAGCCATACGTGGCCTCCTTGATTCGGACTTTAGCCCAAGTAAAAACTTGAGCCAAAATTTCAGTTAGTTTTGACTTACTCACCACTAAGCAGCTCGTCAAGAATGGCCTGCTGCTCTGGGCTTAGTTTTTCTGGCCCTGCGGCCTTGGGCTCTTTGCGAAGCTCCTGCGCTGTTCTGACTCTTTTGCCAGTGTACTTTCTGTACTTCTTTTTCTCGCGCCGTATGCTTTTTTGCAATTGCTCAAGAAGCAGAAACGGTCGCCGCAGAGCACGCTTTTGCTCGTCCATGGTCATGTCCTGCAAGCCTTTTTTTCTCTTTCCGCTGCCCTTGAGGGTGCTTTTGTATGCACTGTCAAACCTCTTTGCGGCCCGTAGCACTCGCGCCGCCTCGGGGTACATGCGGACGCCTTTCTTGTTTTCAGCGGAGGCAAACTTGGTCAACTGCTCCATAAAATCTTTCATAAGCGTAGCTGACCGTATAACCTGCTGTACATCAGCCTCCCTCATGGCCTCTCTCTCGCCCTCGCTCTTACTAACTAATGACTTAGGCACACCCATGATTCTAGCGGCAGATGTTCGGATGCTTCCAATTTGAGAATTCATGTCGCTGATAAGAACATTAAGGCTTTGGCGACCTGTCCGACCCAAGATCCTAGTTCCCGTAGCAACTTCAAGCTCCCTCTGCTCTGGGGTTAGGACGTCTCCTGCGGAAGTAACCCTTCCTCGCTCTGCCATCAAGTCTCTATTTGTCTCACTGCCACCAGTAAGACGCGGGGCATTTACACCGGGCACTCTCTGAAAGCCTTGCGCCTCTTCTCCAAACTCACCCTCGGGGCGAGTCTCTTTTTCAAAAATGTAGTCAATTACATCAGTCAGGCCTGGAACACCCTCTAGCTCTCCTATAAAGTTAGGTGCCAGGTTCCTAACTAAAGTGTTGATTATTTCTACTAGGCTGTTTGCAACAGGGGCGCTTTTGGAACCCTCAAACACCTGCCGCTGCCTGTATTCATCGTAGTTTTTCGCAATCTCTATAATCTCTGCGATAAGAAACGGCTTGTCGAGCCACCTTTTTGCAATAAACGTGCTCACAGCCCCAAGCGCATTAGCATCAGCAGGCGCACCCATTTGGTACACAAACATTGGTTGAGGCATGTGTGTTATGACATTGCTAAATTGCATCACCGGGTCCATTTGACCGCTTATCGTTTTATGAGTCCTCAGGCTCTTTTCTTTGAGCCACCTTTGATATTCTTCTGTGTCAATCGGAGGCGGTGGCCCAATGTCTGGAGGTGTAGCCGTGGCGTACTCTGGACCAAACACCGCATGCGACAAGGCTGAGTTTTGCATGCTGTCTGGCAGCGTGGTTAGCATAGCATCTGAAGCGTCCACAGAGGCGCCAGTTTCTACTAGGTTTTTTCTGTTTAGAAAATCTAAAAAATGCTGGTACATCGCGTACCTAACCGGATGGTTGCCGCGAAACCTTGCCTCTTGCTGCATTGCTTGTATGGGATAAACAAAAAAAGGCTTTGCCAAAAAAGCGTGGCCGATGGCGCCATATGGCTTGCCCTTTTCTAACAACGCGCCAACCTGACTGCCTACATTGCGACGATACTTTGACCCTGTTTTTAACAAAAAAGGCACCACAGGCGCCCTTAAGACCTGTGCGTACCCTGGGATATCGCCATAGTCTATTGTTTGATACCTGGTTTTTGCCATCGCATCACGCAACGTTTGTTCGTTAAGGTTGCCCGATTTTCTTAGCAAGTCTATCTGCTTATATGCATGAACTGCTCGCATTAGGTTGTCAGCGCCAGCATACGCACCCCTTAGCGTTTCTCGAGTTGTGCGAAAAGCAGCGCCAGGCGTAGCAGCTAATTTCGCTGCAGCGGCTTTACCCGCAGCCTTAGTTTTACCGCTACCGCGCGCCACGTCAGTTTGGTAATCCTCAAGAAAGCTATACCAAGCCTTATTCAAAGCCTGAACTGAGCCAAATGCACCACGGAACGGCTCTAACTGACTGGCTAACGTGTTAAGCTCGCTGACATTAGTGCCATCAAACGCACCAGCCCCATATGCTAGCTCAAAGTCAGGAGATCGCGATTTTAAATTTGGCGCAGTAAGGTCTTCAAACGCCTGTTTCCAGTACTTTAAATTATTTGGATTAAAAGTACTTACCCCAGACATGGTGCTCAGATAAAGCCACATTCCTATAGCGTTACGCCTGTGAGTAGATGGAGAGCCAATGGTATACACTTCTTTCATTGCATTGTAGGCACTGCCATACCCGGCAGACATTTGCTTTTTAAACTCTTGGATGTTTATCATCTCAAGCATAATGTCACCCTGGACAAAGAGACGCTCATCACCTTTTCTTGGTCGCCAGGTTTTGTTCCCAAACTTATCTACCTCGAGAATTCCGTTTAGATAGAAGTAATCGGGAACGCCGCCCTCTTTGCCAAGGTTGAGCATATCTGCCTTAGGCGCTTGCACATAGGTATTCACCAGCTCATTAAGGCTGTCTGCTTGTCTTTTAAGGTCTTTTGCTAAGGCGCTTTGTCCGCCCCTCTGGGCCTCTGCTGATTGCCTTCTAAGACGAGTTATCTGGTCGCCCATAGCTTTCATCTGAGCAGCGGTGAGCACGTAATCGCTTTCAACCAACTGCTTACTGAACTCTGCCTCGTGAATTACGTTTATTAGGCCATTAACCCTTCCGTTGATCAAAGTGTGCATGTCCGTAATCATGCCCATCTCGGAAATTCTTCTGTCTATGCTGAACGGGTTTTGGCTTGGGTCCAGAGGGTTCTTGCTCTGTTCATTCTTTTTTGCCCAGTCAATAGCAGCTTGCCGCAGGGTGTTTCGCTGCAATGACGCCAAGTCTTTACCATACCCAACAGAAACAGCATCATCCAGCTGAGTACTTGCTAGGTTTAACTGCTTCTGTATTTTTCTGGCAGCTCTCTTGCCTTCTGGGTATTGCTGCGGAAACCAAATTTTCAACGAGTTTTCAGTGAGTAATCCGTGCTCCTTTGCTCTTTTTGAATACTCGCCAATGGTGTCAGCCAAAGGCCTACTGTACCTATTTGCTAGGTCTAGCTCATTGTTTAGATGGTTGGCGTTTGCGGCGCTTTTTGCTGCCGCTTGCTTGCCTTTTTCTGAAAGCACAAATTGCCCTGGCATGCCCCCAGACGGCTCCTCATATCGTATAAGGCTTGTCTGCAGGTTAGGGTTTGCCCTCCTGTCCGCTGAAAGGTCTAAGACATCGTATATCGGAGTGCCGTCAGGCAACTTTGTCTGGGGAGAGTCTACGTGCTCCATGTACATATGCACGAGAGCAGAAGGTCTTTCTGATACCGGTATTCCTTGCAAAGCATCATTGACCGCATACTCTGACCTGCGAGCCATGGTAATTCGGTCCCGCATCATATTTACAAACGGCAAAGGCAAGCGTTCTGTTGGGCTTTCAATCCACCAGCGTTTATTAACGCCTTTTGGCCCTGCCGCATGAGTGTTAGCCCAATACTTCAGCAATGAAACAGACATATCGTATATGCCCAGCGGGTTATTACCCATCACAGCCTGTAACCCATCTAAAGCCGCAAAATACTTATACTCGCCTCGCGCATTTTTAAGTTGTTGCACCAGGTTATTGTGGTTAATCAGGGCCGCATTAACAGCTCTTTGCGCTGCAGATTCAGCGGTGTACCTTCCAGACCCGTGGGCCTCCGCAACCTCAAGAGCTTTCTTGGCTAGCTCTTGCTGGTTGTAATTAATAGTCTCTCTGATGACATAAATGTCGTCCGCAATCTGCTGTTTGCGTTGCCTGGTTTTCTTTGCAAAAGGCATTGTGACAGTGCTGAACCACATAAGAGTGCCATCTTCGACAGCATTGGCAGGCTCTACATATGCACGAGCAAATTCTGTCCCCATAAATCGCCCGACGTCAACACCACGATCTATCGTCTCTTCAAGACTTCGACCCGAACCTATGCCTCGCACAGCCTCAATAAACATAAGCGGTAAGCCCAAAGCTATCGCTGTTGCGTCTCGGCCAAAATGCTTTAGACCCCTGGCGCTAGCATCGCGAAACCTTTTAAACTTACCGAGCGCAGAGTCTTCGTATTTAGTAATTTCGCCCGTCCCAGGCTCTTGATCGCGGTACCTATCGCCCATCTTGTAGAGCTTGATGTCTTCATCAAAAATCTTGTATGGGTTTCTTATCCGGTCAAGTAGGCCAAGTGCTAACTGAGATATGTCCTTGCCCTGTAGCGCCTCGACAGACTTGCGCCCTGCGCCAACTGCAAATGATCCGGCCCCGCCTTCTGTTGATATTCCAGGGGTTATGTCAAGACCTTCCCTAGCAAACTGTCTCGTTGGCTTTGAGCGGACACTTGCAGCCGTTTCATTGAGAAATGACAGCGCATAAATAAACGGATTCAATTGTATGGTCAGGCTGTCCATTTTAGGGTTTTCCATAAAAGGAACTTCGACCTCTTCGTCCATCAGCCCGATAAAAGCGGGATCTTCTCCTTTGGCTTGGGACTCTTCGATTTGCTCTGGAGTCACTTCTTCGCCTACGGTTGGCATGCCCGGCAAAACATCTAATTCTTCTTGGGGCAAGCCACCAGGAACAGCGAGCGGCTTTTGAGACTCTGGCCTGGCAGCATCCCTCATTCTTTTCTGTATGCGGCGGCTTACTAGCTCTTCGCCGCCAAGAACTGGTTGGTCTTGCTCATCAAGCAACGGCAACCCAGACTCATCGACCGGAGGTTTAGTCTTAATAACAGGGGGAGCAACTCTTACGCCTGCCCTATAAGCCTCCATTGCTGTGGCTGGTATGACCCTAGTGCCCTCAGGTGTTTCTACAGGTTTCGCAACTTGAATAGGGTCAAGGCCTGCCTGCTCTCTAAAAGGGTTTATGCGCCGTTCAAACTCACGAGCCTCTGCTGCTTGCGCGCCACCAAAAACCACAGCCTCGGCGTCCATTTTCTTTGGAGGCTTGCCTGACGGCTTTTTGCCATATTCAGCGAGGGCTTCTTGATACTGCTTTTCTGCCTGACTCCGTACGCCCTTGAGAATGCCAGCCATCGCGCTTGGCACTGGCTCAGACTCGTAAAACCTATCGGTTATTGCTCCTACAGCACCGCCAAGCATACTTATTGGGTCAGTAAACCCGCCAGGTTCTTGCCTGCGCCTTGGCGCATCAATGTTTGTTCTGCCCAGCCCTAAATCATAACTTCGCTTGCGCTTCTTCTTGGGCACCCCAGCTAGAGGGTCAGCTGACATCTCTCTATCAATTTCGCCTTTGAACCCTATGACTGGCAGTGGATCTGGCGTTCTTGATGTCGCTGGTCCACCGGCTTCTGGAAAAAAGAAGCTGCCTGCATCTGATATAGAATCCAGATAATCAAAAAAGCTGTCATCTTGATTAGACACGGTGCTACCTTTTCCCTATGCCATCGACTGAGGGAATCTCTGCATAAAACCAATCTCAAGCTGTCGAATCATCTCAGACGGCAAATTCAAAGCTCTCGCTCTACGCAGAAGAGCGCGTGACGCAGCCTCCATCGAGGCACCGCCAGCAACCTGCTGTCTAGCCTGATCCGTGATTGTACGCAGGCCGTCTCGCTGTGCCTTTGTTAGCTTGGTCGGCATTCCAGAGGGGTCCACTGGCGGCGTTGGCAGTTTGGGTAGCGCCTTTTGGTCTTCTTCGGTTATTCTAGGCCGCAAGCTTTGCATTGTTTTAAATGCTGCCCCGCCTCGCTCTAAAGCTGACTGCCTTGCGTTTTTAGCGGCTTCAAGCTTTTCGTCCCTTACCTCTGCGGCAGCTTCATTTGCAGCCTCTTGAGCCGCCCGCGAGGCCACTGCTTTTGCTGTGGACAAAGCGGTTAAATCGTCTGTAGTGATGCCAAGACTTTCAGCTTCCTTAACTATAGCCTTAGGATTTGTAATTGCCTTTCTTAAATTTGTACCAAATCGATCTTTGAGATCATCGTCTGCTAACAGCATCTGATTACGTACTTTTTTGTCGCTTTGGGATAATACATTTTTCGGACTAATCGTTTCGTAAGGTACTTTCTGCAATCGCGCAATCTCGGCGTTAGCATCGTTAAAGGCTTTCTTTTGGATTGAGTACGTTGTAGCGGCACTGTTGTACCTTTGCAGTGCAGTCTGAGCGCCTCTTTCAGCAGCAGCCCTTTGGCCCTCACGAAATTTCTGCTCGCCTTTTGGCGTAGTCAACCGAGTAAGATTAAAGTCAAAAAGCAACCCTTGTAGTTGTTTACCTTTCTTGTCGATTATATTGGCAATATCTTGGGCCTGAGCTTTGGTCCTTGCCCGCCTAAATCTTACCTGTAGCCCTTGTATCTCTCCAGCAAGTCGCATCGCAGTGTTCTGAACTCCCTTGCCGTTCTCAGCCTCGAGCATTGCCGCTTTCTTTGCTGAAATACGGCCATCCTTAATAGCGTCTTGAACATTCTTGCTGAAACCGTTTGGAAGAAAATTGCCAACTTCTGGGCCATTAATTCTGGCCAGCATCTTACGGTCAAACACGTTAAATCTTTGTCCGTGAGAATTTGAATACTTTACCGGAGTAGTCGCATCAAGAGCGGTCACAAAAACGCCCTTGTTAGAATCGAAACCCTTACGAGAGGCAAGCGATCTTGCTTTTTTTGCCGCTTTCTTATCAAACCTTTCTAAGCCGGTAATAAGAGCATTGATCTCCGTAGGCGTCATATCTCTGTCAAAGGTTGCATCCCCACCGCGAAGCACTACTCGCCTTTGCGTTTCGGACGGAATAAGATTCAATAGACGCTCACGATTTTCTGGGCTCGGGTTTTCTGCAAGTTCCTCTCGAAAAGATGTAAGAATAACAAATTGCTCTTTTGATGCGACTCGCCGCATTAGGTTATTCAAGCCAGTTCGAGTATAAAAACCATGTCGAGCTTTTGCGTCTTCAGCAATTTTGATTGAGGTTAATACCTGAGCATCGCTTGGCATGTTTCGATCTGCAAAACGGAACCTCGCCATCTGATATTCAGTTTGCGTTTTGACATAATTGTCTATCAGTTGATCTCGAGCAGCGCGACCAGCGACATACGCTCTTTTCTTATAATTCGGCAGCGCCTGATATTCTTCATCACCAAGCTCCCTAAGCTGAGGAAACATTTCCTCGGCCTCGGTTCTTGCGTCAGTGACAATCTTATCAAAAGCAGCCAATGCCTTCTTCGTTGGGTCTTTTATTAGATCCGTCGCATCTCCCGTGAAGTATGATCCTCGCGTAGCGATATCGCCAGTGCCTGTTGTTTTTGCAAGAACTTCTTTGGCCCTTTTGCTTAGCTTCAAAGATCCTGGAGCACGCTTTGCTACGAGCTCGCCGGGGTCTGCCGTAGGCTTGGCCTCAGGCCTCAACGGGCTAGTCGGCGCAGTACCAGTATCTTTAGGAAGCTGCCTTGGGCTAGCCTTGACAACAGGGCGCCTACGACTTGCTTGGGTTTTTTTGCCAGCAAGTGGACGTGTGTCAGCATCTGCAAGTAACTTGTCAGCCTCAGCCATCGTGTCCGAAGTCGTCTGCTGCACTGGAGGCAGTGCGCCAGAAGGAACTAGAGGAGTCGGACGGCTTCGTTTCACTTCTAGCAATCGATCAAATGACGGACGTGCAGCAGACGACAGCGGAAACATTGTGGCAGCTGCTGTTTGCGCAGGCTTAGGAGCTACGCCTGCCGCAGGTGCAGGAGTCGTACCTGCTGGAGGTGCAGGAGTCGTATCTGCTGGAGGTGCAGGAGTCGTACCTGCCGCAGGTATTTGAGTATCTAATATGTTGCCAAGCAATCCTTTGCTTTCTGTTGCAGGCGCTGGCTCTGGACCAAACTCTTGATAAGCAGCCTTGTAAAGACTTGGACCCTGCAGGCCTTTGAACGTGTCTTCCTCTGCAAAGGCGTCTTTTATGGCCTCCCCACTAGCAGCCCTCGCAACGTCTAAACCAAGGTCCAGAAACGCCATGCCTATAGCTTGGTTTCGACGATCCTTTGCCAGTTGCATTTCTTGACGCTGTTGCGCTGCAAATTGTTGATTTTGCGCTGCAATTCTTTGGTCTGCCTGGCGACGTTGCTCACTTAAGGCTCTCATCCGATTATAATGATCGGGCGCTATGTTTGTTATTGCCATTTGCAGTGCCTCTTTAAGATTTCGTGCTTTTATTGCTTCCTAGGTTTTTCAGATACTGTTCGTAATCAGCCTGTTGGATTTGTGCGGACGTGAAATACACGTCGGATGGATCGCTTCCAAGGATGTCTTTGCCTTGATTAAAATAAGACCAGTACGTCTGTTTCACCGCAGGACTTAGGTTGCTCCACGGAACAGGCTCTCCATCACCCATGTCCATGCCTTCAAATCCCGGTGGCGCAAATTCCTCAACGCCTTTGACGGAAATAAACGCCTTGCCTGCTGCTTTCCGCTCTTCAAAGTATTCTTTCAACTCATCAGGGTTCATAGAGGCAAGGTCTGCACCCTCTCCAAAGTAATAATCAAGCCAGTCTTCAGCATTGGAAAACTTCGTCGGGTTAGGTACCGACTGCTTCCAGTTGACCAACATTTGGTCCAGGCTTTCTTGCTCTTCAGCCAACAACTCTGGATCTCCAAGCACAGCACTTGTCCAATCCGATGCAGTCTCTTTCCCAAAACCACTTTCAGTGCCATCGTATTCTGATGGGTCAATGTCCCCATCATAAAACGCAGTACCGCCCTTTGATTTTGTTATATACTTTTTAATCTCCCAGGAAGGGACGCCCTCTGCCAATAGACGAGCGACTTCAGCAGCCGATGCAGGATCCCACTTTTCAGCGCCAATCTCAGCCGCTATGTTGTTCAAGAATATGCTTTCATTAGACATCTTGTCTTGTTCTGCTTTGTAGTCAAATTCTCTTTCAGCAATCATCCTTCTTGTTTCGTCATTCAACAGGTTCGCCAGCAGCGGACCAGTTATGCCCAACTCCTTCAGGTCGCGCTCTATACCTAAAGCCTTGTTTTGAATTGCAAGCTCGTTAATGGCGCCTATCAACTCAGCGTCAATATTACCAAATCCAGCACCTGCTAGACCCGATGCCCCCATACCTCGCATCGCCATTTTCATGGCCAAGTCTTGCTTTGCTGCTGCGGCGTCTTTTTTCAAAGCATCAACTTGGGCTTGGATTTCGTCTTCGGTATAAATGCCCTCTGACTCTCCACTGAGTAGGTCAGCTATCTTCTGCTCAAGCTGCTCTATCGTGCTCGTCTCCGATGCAAACTCTGCTGCCTGCTTCGCCGCTTCAAACATTTCTGGAGTAATATCAAACGCCCCAAGAGCTGATGGATCAACAGCAGGCACTAAGGCCATAGCATTCATAACGTCTGACTTTTGTTTTTGCTCTAATTGCTTCTCTAGGCCAGCAATTATTTCGCCCATATCTTTCTCTTCGGGGTCCGATCCAACTGCGCCAAGTTTTATTGTCGCCTGCTCAGGTACCATGCCTGCAATATCAAGAGCAGCCTGCTGGGCTGGGCTGAAGTCCTGGGGCTGCGAAGTCTGTTGTGGCTTTGGCGCTTTTTGCGGTGCCCGCTGCATAGCCGATTGCGCTGCTGGCTGCATCTGCCTTTGAGGCATGGCCGATGGCATCGCTGGCGGTGGTGTTTTTGGCTGCTGCGGCATGCTTGGCTGCATTGGCTTCGGGGCACGGTCCATAAACATGGTAGCCGCTGCCTGTCGCGCTCGATCCATTCCAGCGCCCATTGGTCCTTGCATCGGGTTGAATCGGCCCTGTGCTCGTTCTGGTGCTCGCTGTGGTGCCCTTTGCTCCTGCTGCGGTGCCCGACCCATCGACCGAGCCGCTCCGCGCATAGGCGGCTGTTGCATCTGCGGCGCAGGGGCTGGGCTTGGCATGTTGGCCGGGGGAGTCGCAGGTACAGCAGGGGTGCCATTCTTACGCGGCTTGAACTCTCTTGCTGGTGCCTGTGGTGCTGCTTGTCGTTTGCGCGGTATCACGTCCTACTCCCTAAACTACATGCTCTGATTTTACGGTAACTACAACGGTGACATCAGAAGCCGTGCCTGAGCCAGCTAGCCGCGAAACATCCAACTGTAAAAACCCACTGTTAACCGTAGCGGGCGTGAATGTTCCAGAGTATGTCACTGAACCAGCCGCACTCAACAGCTGAGTAACAGACAAAACCTCTGTGAATGTACCTGTGGCAGTAGGCCCATGCTTTAGCATTGCCCCAAAAATATCAGTGTTGCTCTTAGATACTATAGAAAACTCAAAACCGATGATGGTAATTCCTGTAGATGGAACTTTAATCATTGGCTTCAGTGTCGTGCTGTCCACCAACGGAAAGTAAAACGGATAAGCAATAATTGAGTTTGGCTTAGATAAATTTGCTGGATCAAGCTTGGTAGTGTCTACAAGCGTCTTTATGTTTTGAAAAGCAGTGTTTAGGTTGGCTGCGGTAAGCACGTCTCCACTGTTAAAAGTCACTAAATCAAAAGTAGACATATGATTTCCCTTACTACCTTTCCGTTACCGTACCCACGTTTCCCGCGTTTACGTTGTTTTGTCCATTTTTGTAACTGATTGCTACGGTTGATGCGCACACGTTTCCAACGAACGAGCTTTTAGAGATGCCGTTGTGCGCGTAAATAGAGGCTGATAAAGTTGCATCCTCTATAATGTTTCCGTGAACAGACGCAAAAGCTGTTGGCGAACTTAACAAAGTTGTGCCAAGCAGCTCAACTGCGTAGTCGGTTTGAGAAACGGCAACGATTCTATTGTTTCTTATTGAAACATACTCGCCAGATACTGTTATTGCCGTTCTGCACGATGTAAATACGCAATTAAAAATTGAAAACCTGTCGCCATTAACTGCAACGGTAGCACCTCGGTGCCCTGCTGCTGTTGGGTTAGTATCCTCAAACGCAACCCCACTAATAGAGCAGTTGCTACCGGTAACAGAAAAAGCTGTTCGTATGTCAGAGTCGTCTACTCTGCGTATAATTGATTGACCTGGGCTAGCGGCGTAAATGTGGATGTTGTTGTTAGATATTTCCATAGGGCTTCTGCCTCGTATGTAATATTTGCCAGGAGCCAAGCAAATACGAGCCCCATCAGGGTCAGAGCCTCCCGCGCTCACCTCTCTGATGGCGCGGTCTAGAGACTCTCCTGGTGTAACCACCCTGTCCCTGAACCTCAGCCTTCTGTCTAGCCCATAAAAGGCGTTTAGCGAGCCGAGCCTTGTGTCCCAGCCGATTCTTGGCAGTAGCGTCATCTTGTGTCACCCCGATCAATCTCAAACGACCAGGCGTTCATTCGTAACTTTGAGTCGCGCTGTTGAAAAGAGCTGCCAGTGCTATACAGTGCAACACGCAAGGAGCCATCTGTTGCCCGACACCCACCGGCCTTAGATTTAAAATAATCCACAGAGCCAATCTTCATTGTGTCTAGCGTGCCAAAGTTGAGCAACGGCGATGCGCTTGCAACGGTTGACAGCATAGACCCATCATCAAGCAGCTCAGGGGGGTACATTGATAATGGGCCTGAAAAGTCAGTCAAATCTATTTGGTGCTTCGTGGTTGCGTCAAAAACGGACCACCTTACGTCGTGGGTGTCTGCGCCTGCTGACGTGCCAACACCGCCAATAGGCTCTTCCTTTCCGCGAGCTAATATTGAAAAACGGACAGACTGTACTCTCGCGGTGCCCATGACATTTTTATCAACCCTGCCCGTCATCCACAAAAACGGTATCCAGCTAACCATCATCGGTCCGCTGGAAACAGGCTTGTCAACAAAGCTGCCATACTTGCGTATCGTTCCAAAAGTGGCGCCGAACCCTGTGGTGAAAAGCGTCTCTTTGCCCTTATCCACCATGCTAAATCCGTCATACATGCACGTTCCTGGTCTATACGCACCTAAATGCAATGCATCGTGCATAGCCCAAAAATAAAACCCCCCATGCTTGTAATCATAAACCAAAGTCACTGGCAGCGAGCTTGAGCCAAGGTACGTGCTATTGTCACGGCCTTCAGACGGAATAGACCACATAAGCAAGCTTCGCTCACGGTAGTGAACTGAGTTTACAAGATTCAAGGAGTTCCTGGTCGCAGAAAAAGGCCAACCTAAAGACTTTGCTGCCGCCTTAAATGTATCTGGAACAAAATCTGGTCGCAATTCGTCAGACCAGAACTGGTCTATCCCCACGGACACTTTCTGCGCCTTGGACCCATCAAATGCATAAATTCCGTCCCTTGCCATCCAATACAGCAAGCCGTTAGCCTGGACAATCGACCAGTGCGATACGCACCCAACACCACCATCAATCTTACGTAACTGAAAGTCTAACGCGGCGCTTCCCAAGAGGACGTACATAGACACGTCAGTAAATATAACGAGAACGTCCTTGAAACTTGCAGCCCCCGTTATTTCCTCCCTGTCATCAGTTCTCTGAACGTGTGGAGCCTGAATATCTAACGAAGAAAACTCATCGCTAAACATAAACCAGTCAGACCCGAGTCGATAGCTACCGCCCCCTGGATCTAATACGACCCCTGGCACTAATATTTCCTCGTTGTCTACTGTGCTTGTAAAGTGAAACTGAGTGTCTTTGCCCCAGCCCATGTAGAACACCTTGTCCGCATGAGACACGGCTATAGGCCCCCTGGGCACGTTTTTTATGTAAGAAATGTTTTTTTCATTGTCTCTAAGGCAGTCCCCGCCATCTAATGCATCGTCCATGTTGGCCAGCCGAACAGTGCCATCCGGCAGCACGCAATAACAGAACCCAGGGGTAGCTATTAAGGTCGAGTCAAATGCAAACTCTGTCCCACCAGGCAATCTAATCGGCACGAAAGAACAACGGAATCCATCAAAATACCTTTCGCCCGAAAGGTCGGTCAGCACTGTGAATTTTGTTGTACCACTCCCTAAGTCATGTACGTGAGCTACCACCTTAGGTATTGAGCCAATAACAAGCTGCCCAACGGTAATAATTCTTTTTGACTTGTCTGGGTGATCGGTAACGTGTATCTGAGCATGTTGAGGCGCAGCCGTTACAAGCTCAAACCCATCACGCTCCCGCAACTCGCCATACGACGTGTCAACGTTAAGCATGCAGTCGGCGGTGATAGCCTCGCCCTCGGCATCTTGAAAAGCATCGCGCCACTCAAGACCCTTCAGGGGTGGGGGAAAGTGCCGGGGCCTCGCCTTTGCCATTATTTTCTCCGGTAGCTTCGTACTCGGTTATTTCTTTGAGCTTGCTGAAAGTTGCCAAATGAAATCAGCTCAGACTGTGCGGCGCTCCATAGCTGCGTGATGCTTGCTGCGTTCTGCCCTTCCTGTTTTGACAACAGCAAGTATGCACCACAGTAAGCAACAGCCTGATGCATGTGAGGGAACGTCCCGCTTAGAACCTCAACGCTGTCACTATTTAACGTAGTAGGATTCGCAGGCACGTACAGTATCTTCAGAAACCGCTCGTCATCAGGCACAGGTGCTATGTCCATGAATTTGCCGCGCATCGAGTAGTACAACTGGCTCAAGCCACGGGCGCTGTGATATCCAGACCCATTGCAGTATGCATCGACTAGGGCAGTCTGGGATGTAGGGAGCACTTCCTGCGGCTCGTTATTAGTGCCTACTGCGCCGCTCTCATCCGTCTCCCAGACCCGTTGTATAACCATCGGCACCACACCAAGGCCGTCTGGTGCAGACTGGCTAAGGTCTATTGACTTGGTATCGGCAGGCAAGGTGACCGAGCCTTCCGTAGAAAATATGCTTGGGTCGCGCTTTGCCAGCAAGTTGTAAACAATCTGGTTAGCGCGTGAGATTGCACGGTTGACTACGGCATCGCTAAAAAAGTCCTTGCGTGGATCATCCAGCAAGTCTCGGATCGTAGTTCTTACGTCAGCCCGCGTCTCACCCACGTGCAAAAACCCTTTGCGAAACTGGACGGTGATAAGAGATGCCCAGAGCGTTCGCAGCGCCCACAGCCTTACCATGCAGGTCATACGCTAGTGCGCGGCGTTCCCTGCGTAGTGCAGCCTTAGCCATAGCGCGAGTCTTTTCTCGCTTCATCTTCAGCTCGGCTGCTGCCTGAGCACCTCCTTGGGTGCGGTCACAGGCAAGAATGTAAGTAGGCAAGCGAGGGTCGTTGATACACAGCGGAGTGTCGTACTCCCCTGGCCCAACGTCTTCAAAAATCCCTCGCCGCCAGTGTGACCATATATTTGGCAGCTCCTCGATGTGCGACCGCTCTCGCGAACCAAAGTCGTCTTTTACCACGGTGGACTGTACGTGAGCGATTGCCCACGCCTTGGCGTCACCGTCATAGCCAACGACCAACTTGGGATTACCGCAAAGCCGTTGAATGCGACGGCTGTGCGCTGTTTTCCAGTTGATGCCAGTGACCTTGCGATACATCTCCTGGTCGAGAGATGGCCGCAAGTCACCGCGTGTATCAAGGATAATGTTACCCATTAGCTAGCAACCACTACCTTTTGGGGAAGTGCAACCTTGGACTTCTGTGCGCCTGGGGTTAGTTTCGGCATAAACCAAAGTTCAAGACCAAGAAAACTAAAATCAGCGGCCCCGGAAAAGTTAGCCGCCTGTACTTGCAGCAACAATGCATCAAACTGACCGTCAGCGTCTTCAAGGCTTCCTGCGCTAATTGTGCCTGCGCTGGTTGCATAAAATTGGCTGCTTGGGTTGCAGCTATCGCTAGGTATAGCAATGTTCAACGCAGTTTTAGAGTCTGTTTCTGCGGGCACAGCACCAAAATCACCGATTTGCTTATAAGTGACGACCGGCTGGAAGGTACCGCTGTTTGCAGTAGAAAACCAAAAGCAGCGAACAAAAATATCAGAGCTAGTGTCGATGTAGGTAGGCAATGCCGCAAGCGTCTGTACCCGATCCCCATTATTGGCAAACTGAACACCAACTAACCCAGTGCTGCCTGCTGCATCCAGAGGCTTGTTGTTTGCTCCGGCTGCTACGATTTGTTCGGAGCCTTGTGATCCAGTAATCAGGCCGATGCCAGAAAATGAAGTAGCTGGTATAAATAGGCTCTGGTAGCCAAGCTCAATATTGTTATTACGAATTCCCATGTTTGCCCCTCCCAGGGTGCTGTATCTGCTGGAGTCAATCAGAGGGGTCGAACCTCTCCTGTAGCCCTGCCGCTAGACTGACTGATGCCCAGGGGCCAAGCGGCCCCCAGACTACTTCAATTATGAAGCAAATGCGAAGTTTGTCTCATCAAACTGCAAGTCTTCCAACACACCATGAGCGTTGCGCTGGTAGCAAACCAAGTTTCCGATAGTGCCGTATACAATTTCATAAGACACTCGATCAGAAACCCGCTGGAGAAGCGAGTCCGTCTCGTCGAATCCCATAGGCACAGTCTCGCACATTGCCAAGCAATCCATGCTAAGGAATACAAGTTTACCAGGCTCGAACATATCGTCAGGTACGATAGGTACGTCGCGCTCACCATTGTTCCAGGTTAGGAACGAACGCTCGTAGCCACCCTTGAACTTACAAGGCTCATACCGAACATCGCTAACGAGAGTGTTCGCGATTTCGTCAACCTGAGCATCGTGACCAGTTACGTAGTCAGGACGCTTGCCAGACTGAGTCTTAATGCTTCGGAAAGCCTTGTTCATAATGTCGTGCGACCACGGACGCGCTACATTGCTGTTGTCATCGACATACGCAGCCCACTGCGGGTGCGTAGAAGGGTTGATGCCGTAAATTTCCCCAACATCGTCAACAATGTGAGCAATCCCAGTGAACTCTTGATTGTAAGCGTTTACGGTATTTGATGTACCACGAACAACAAAGTCGCCAGCCTGAATACCGCCACTGCCTGGAGCAGGTGTACCGTCAAGCGTAATTGTGGTGGTAGTATCAATGCTCGAAATCTTGTGATTTGCCACATCGCCGGGAGTACTGCCGGTAAGGTCAGCTGCGCTACCTAGTGACACCGGCATGCCAACGCGAAGCTGAACATTTGACGAGTTGTCCTCAAGCGTAAGCTGGGGACCAGACTGACTGACAATTTTAGCCAAAAGCCCAGTGTTTAGATTACTGGTAACCTTGTTTCCAACCAAAGCACGAGCAACTTCGTACTTTAGGTCTTCCTGCAGGTCGTCCATCTTATCGGCAAGCGCGTCAGCAAAAGCACCACGGTCAGTCTTAGATACTGCCATAAGTCGCTTAGTAAGCTGTGCGCGACCCCAAACGTCTTTTGGAAGAACCTCGCCTTTTTTGCGAGTGGCTTGTCCAGCTTGGGGTAGGGCTCCGTTTTCTCCAATAGCATGAGCGCCATAAGCGCGGCCAAGCTTTGTAGAGAAAACCAATTTCGAGCCCTCAAGCTTTACCTTCTTGGTGCCACTCTGAAGCGCGTCGTACAGCACAACATCGCGGTTGAGCTGGTCCTTAATTCCGTCCTCATACGTCTCTTTAAGAGCTTCTGTGAACGTTGATACTGTTTCCATACCTTCTATGTTACTCATCTTTCATTCCTTACTGCCCATCAACGGGCGTCAGCAGTTCAATCTATTCCCATGCGCTGAAGGAACGCCTCTCTAGCATCGGCAATCGAGGTGATACGCTGCTTTTCGCCAACGCCGCCCATTCCGCTTTGTGGCAGAACGGGTGGGCTATTGGTGCCAGGGGCCGGAGCCGCTGAAGCAAACCGCCCTTTCCAGGTCGAAGTCTCTCGCTCGTGCGATTGACGAGCAATGTCGCGCACCTGTGATGCGGTGAGATTCGGGTTCTGGAAAAAGTGCATTGCAATTTCATGCTTACTCGCATTTGGATAGTCCGCAAGCGCAGAATCTGCAAGTGACCGGTAGTGTGTACGCAGTCTAGCAGTCTCTGCCTCATGGACTTGGTTCGCCTTCCACTGAGATAATTCCGAAAGTTGTTTTTCAAGCTCTTGAGTTTTTTGCTCGAGAGGATCGATGTATTCGGGCTCAGGTTCCGGTTGCAATGCTTTTCGCAAAGCCTCTACAGGATCTACCTGCTGCGGCTGTCGCGATTGGTGCTCAATGTACTGTTGTAACTGAGCTATTCTGGATTCGTATTCGCCTGCCTTTGTTTGAAAGTCGTTTTTCTGCGCTATTACTTGTTGAAATCGGTCATACGGCACCGGACCCGGACTAGACGAGGTATCGCCCTCGCTCGCTAAACTAGTATCTGCCGATTCCGCAGCAACCTCCACACTTGGAGTGCTTGCTAAATCCTCACCACCTACGGCCTGCGATTCCGTACCGGAGTCTGTGCTCGTTACGCCTTCTGCTGACATGGTCTACTCCCTGCGCTTTGACGGAGCGCCACCCGATTAACTGGGATAACCACACACAGACCCACTGGCCTGCGTGCCTAAACTACAAGGCGACAAATTTCGCTGTCAAAAAATTGTAAACTTATTTGCCGCCGTCGAACTGTATTACATCCCTTCGGATGGCGCCATGTCAAACTCGCCAACCCCTGGACCCATAACTCCCGCGTCCTCTTCGGGTATAGCGATTTGAGTCCCGGTGTTACCGCGAGAAAGCGCAGCCATTTGCTCCATTAGCTCTGGCGGTAGTTGTGGGCCTGCTTCTGGCGGTAGGCCAAAGGCATCCATGGGTTCAGGCTGGGCCATTTGTTGTTGCGGCTGCTGAGGCTGCTGAGGCTGCTCCTGCATAAATGGAGGCCACGCTTCAACTTGTATCGCGTCTTCATCTACGTGGGTCCACCAGGGAACACCCTGCTGCGATTGCGAGGCATAGTAATAACACCATGCAAGGTTTCGCATGAACATATTCTGTATCTCTGGGGAAAGGCGACGATATTCCGCCGACTGCATATAGTCAGTGCGCTCGTCAATCTGCACTTCCATAGAGTCAATTGCCGGATTCGGATGAATAAACGAGCCCATTTTCAGCATCTCGTTTACTTCCCTAGCATATCGCCGCTCACGACTATTATCGCCATCAATATTGTCGGTGTCGCCAAACTCTAGCATCTTGCGAAACTTAATTTGGTTCATCGGGTCTTGCGGATTACCAAATACTCCACGTTCCCACATCATAAGAAGCCGCTCTTGGCGGAATGAAAGCAGCTTGGGCAGCATAGAGCCACCCTGCATGCGGACGTCCGTAGAGGATATGTCGCTGTTAAAAAACCGAATTAGCTCACTAACAGAGTTTTTGCCCATAACCGGGATGGTGTATGGCACAGGCATCATATCGCGCCACATTGTGAGCAACATTGAGCCTACACCACATATTGCCTTTTCGACCTCTTTGACCAACGGTCCTAGCAAAGTCGCCTCGAGGTCTGTCGCCATTCCTATTGCACGGCCAGACATGTTTGATGGGATGCGACCACGAGTGAGCGAGGACAGTCCAGATAGCTCAAAGATTGTTTCTACTGCACCATTCTTGATAACCAGATGCTCTTGAGGAAGAGGCGGGTTGACCATCGGGCGTGGAGCCGGGAAGCCTGGGTTGTATTCAACAATCTCGCCAGGCTCATTGCTAATGTAGTTGCCGTTTTTGAGCGAGCCCTCGGCTACAATCCACTTGGCCTGAGCCATCAGGTTCGCGTGCTCGCGGATATCTTTGTCTCGTTTGTTTACCTCATGCTGAGGGTCTAAAAGAGATACTGCGCGACCGTGGCCAATCATGCGGCCAGGTATCTTGCCATCTCGTATTGGGTAGAATGGCAACTTGCCAAATGGCAAATATTCCTGGTGAAACATAACCAGCCCACCAGCAATTACAGTAAACAAGCCGTTAGGATGACGCTGTGAGGGCCTTTCATAATACTCAATGACCTCAACATGCTCAGTAAGACTTTGGGCGCTGTTTTGCGAATCTCCGCGCAGCTTGTCCATTAGCTGAACTTGAAAATGATCAAAGTTCATGCGTCGGTTGCTTTTGATGTACTTAGCCTTGCTGTACGTCTGACGTAGCACGTCGATATGTACTGTGTTGCGACTGTATGCCCAGCGGCATTTCGACCAACGCCGAGCCCCTGGGTCGAAGCCAAACTCCATGAGAGACAGCACATCCCAGTCGGGAATGCCTGTCATGCGTGGGCCTAGGTCGCCAACGGCTGTTTCTACCTGTGCTGCGACTTCCATCTCATCAAGAGTGGGTTGATACTGCTTGCCTCCTGATGCGTCCCAGTAGACCTTAATTGCAGAAAGTCCCGTCAGCGTTGCGAGCTTTACTGCCTCTTCAATGCCATCACCAAAGTCCAGTTCCATCCACAAGTGGTCAAGCAGCTTTTCGCTTGCACGGGCGGCCTCTTGATCATCCTCATCAGATGTGGCTGGAACTACAGTAACCGCAGGTCTGTTCTCTGTAACTTTTGCAGTTACATCATCAATGACCCGCTTCATATAATTTGTTACTGGCTGCTCTTCCCATTCCTCAAACTTAATTGAGTCATGCGTTTCTGAAGCACGGTCGTATCTTAGCCATTGCTGACCTAGGTAAAACGATATCGTGTAGTACGCCTTGCGAACATGCGGCTTTTTAAAACGCTCACACAGCTCAAACTGCTTAGTGACGTAATTTACAAGCTTGACCTCGTCCGCTGTCGGGGACCAGCTTTCGCCATTTTCGCTGTCGAAGCGAGTGTACTGATCTACAATGCCCGATGACGGCATAGGTCAATCTCCTAGTTTAAGTTCAACAGCTTAACTTCGAGGACCAAACATTGTGAGTGCTGCACGGCCTTGGGGTGTTTGCACCCTTGCAAGAGACTGATTCATGCGTCGTGGGTCTAACTTAAATCGACGGCTTAACTCAGCCTGAACCTTTTGTGCGAACTTTGGATTTTCAGACATAAGCTGTTCAGCCATATCTTCCATTTCATTCCGGCGCAGCTCCGCTTCAAACTGTGCATTGTCTAATTGCTCTTGGCTCATAAACCCTTTCATTTCTTCAGGGTCTTTTAATGGATTACCCATTCCATAGTGACTTGGCATGACTTAACTCCTAAACGTTTTGAATAAATTGATTTTTCTTTGGAAGCCCAGCACTTGCAACTAGCCCAATAGGATCGACAGACGCCTGCATAACAGCAATAGCCCCTGGGTCAGAAGACATGGGCGTAGATTGTTCTGCAAGTTGCATTTTCTTTTTACGCATTTCTGCTGCTTGAGCCTCTGCTTCTTCTTTCTGCAGGGCCATCGCCTTTGCATGCTGTTCAGCCGCTTTACGACGCGCTCTTCCTGCTTGCTTTGCCTGCTCAGTCGCTGTGGCTGCTGTTGTAATACCACCAATAGCACCAGATACTAACGCACCAATTATTGCTTCTAAAATAGGCATTACATGCCCCCTTTTTTCTTAAAATCTAAAAACTCGGGCATATCTTCAGGCATTCGCATGCGGTCCTTGCCTTGGTATAAAGACTTCATAGCAGGGTCTTCAAAAGACGGAGTAAAGCGAAACTTTTTTGTCATAATTGGGTTAAGCCTAGGGTCTGTCTTATAATCCAAGAAATCTTCCTTGCTTCCAAGTCTTGGTATACGGTCCTTGCCTTGATATAGGTCTTTTTTGCTACGTGCTGTTGCCTCTGCAGCAGCTAAACCAAATGGGTCAGTAGATATAATTAACATCAACTCTTTGGCGAAGTCAGGATTTTGCAATTCCTGAGACTTCCGTTCTAGCATTTCCTTAATGCGCCGAGCTTCCTCTTGACCAGACCTTTCCTTCTTGCCGTAATCCATACTAGCCCTCACCGTTCTGCTTATCGCGCTTTGCCAAGGCGATAGAAAGCTGTCGCTTCTGATGCACTGGCACCTGCGACCAATATAGCCGATTTGATTCTTCAGGTGCGTCTGGAAAATCAGGCAGTTCGCTGTATTTCACAAGTAAATCGTGCATCCAATCTCTCGCTGTCCAGCCAATCCAAATGCCTACAACCAAAGCCGCAGCGATAATTGCAATCGTCATCGGCCACCTCCACGGTAAAATCGCTTCTGAGGACGAACACCCCGCCTGCGACCGCCGCGTGCTGCAATGTCGTTCATCTCTTTAGCCTTAGTCAAATTATCAGACACTTCTAGCACAGGGCGCATCCTATTATCCGCCTCAAATATAAGAGCCGTGCAGTCAATCAGGTCATCATGCTCTCCTGGCATATGGTCATAGCGTCCAGATTGAGTGCGAACATAGGTCGTACACTCATGGCAGAAGCGTCGAGAGTGCTCGGTATATGCCTTTTCTCGTATTCTTCGGCGCAGCTCGTCAATAATCCTGGCCTTATTATACGAGCCAATAATTGTGCCATATATCTGAGAGGCATCTTTGCCAGGACGTATCGCTTTTCCAGGGCGGCGCAACTGCATCTGGCGATATCCCATAGTATTAACAATGTGGCTGATGGTTGAATAGCCGTGATTGTTAGCTTCTGGTGAGATAAACGCCCTGTTATAATACTTCGCAGCCAGCACCGCTTGCTCCCCAAGGAACTCTGGAGAGTACTTAGAGTACAGCTCTGCCACTATCTCTTTGGCGTGTCGGTCGTAAACCCGTGCTGCTGACCAGTCGCCGTCCTTTGAACCCATCGCGGAGTCCGTTCCAATGATGTATTCATGGCCCGGTACCGGCTTTTTGTACATCTGCCACTCGAGACCAGTGCCACCAGGCTGTATATCTCCGTCTACATCAATAAACTCTCTGAACTGTTTGAACTCATCGGGCAATGGCTTCGCTGCCCACTCAGCAATAACACGCTGGTCTATGGCTCTTGAGCCTGATGCTATAAACGACATCTGCCAAGACAACGGAAACTCTTGGTCAAACTCGTCTAAGTCACCGAATTCTTGGCGTTTATTTAACCCCCACCGCATTTCACTAGGGGTAAGGCCGTACTCGAAACACCTGTCAAACCATGCCCATCCGTCTGTCCGGTGCCAATATCGCAGCTCATCCTTAGCAATAAGACGGGCTTTGTTGTGAAACGTGTTCTCTTTTTTGCTTTTGCTGGTGGAGCGCAAGATATCGCCTTGCTCCCACAGGGCCAGCATCTCGTCATGCAATCTTGCTTCGTCTTCGGTAATACCTGTGGTATACTTGGGGACTCCTTGCCAGCTGAAAAAGAAAGGCCTCCATATGGCGTGGTCAGGGCTTTCCGTCCAATCCCTCCAGGCAGACTTAAAACGATTGTAGTGACTTCCGCTTGCCCCTTTCGCTGTAGACTCAATTAACACAAATGTAAATGATTCCGATAACATAGAGGCCAGCGTTGATGTAAGCTGCGCCTCGGCAGTAGTGCTTCGCCGTAAATGGTCCCATGCTGCAAGCTCCGAAATGTGTATAAATGAGGGGTCGCCGCCCCGGTTAGCCTCTGTTGAGC